CGGGCGGGAAGATCACCCAGGAGACGGCGGCCGCACTGCTGGCGGAAGTCAGGAACCGCAGGTCCGAAATGTTCGCGGACCTGCGGGGCCGGCACGACCGCCCCACTCTCGCCGCGGCGCGGCAGGGGCGCCGGACGTTCACCCCGCGCCCGTTCCCGGGCGCCGGGCCTGCGGAGGCCGCATCGTGACCGGCCGTGCGGCTGAGCTGAAGCCGACCGGCGAGCAGGAGCAGATCCGCGACGCCTACCTCGCCGGCGGCCCGCTCGCGGTCACCGCGGGCGCAGGCACCGGCAAGACGTCCACCCTGGTCATGCTCGGGGAGGCCAGGCAGGCCCGAGCCCGCTACATCGCCTACAACAAGTCGGTCGCGATGGAGGCGGAGCGGAAGTTCCCGCGGTGGGTGCGGTGCTCCACGTCGCACTCGCTGGCGTACGCCAGCGCGGGAGCCAGGTTCCGTCACCGGCTCGACAACAAGAGGCACGTTCCCGCGAAAGAGGTCGCGAAGATCCTCGGCATCAACGACCCGGTCGCGCTGCCCGGCGGCGGGAAGCTGTCCCCCGTCCAGGTCGCGCGGCTGGCCATGGAGACCCTGCAGCGGTTCTGCTACTCCGCCGACAGCGAGCCCTCCGCCGCCCACGTCCCCTTCAAGAAGGGCCTGAACGACCCCGCCGTGCAGCTGGCGCTCCGCGAGGTCCTGGTGCCGCTCGCCCGCCGCGCCTGGGGGGACGCCTGCGACCCGGACGGGAAGCTGAAGTACCAGCACGACTGGTACATCAAGTGGTGGCAGCTGTCGGACCCGCGGATCGACGCCGACGTCCTGTTCCTCGACGAGGCACAGGACTGCAACCCGGTTCTCGAATGGGTGATCGCCCGGCAGGACGCGCAGGTCATTGCCGTTGGAGATTCGTGCCAGGCGATCTACGGATGGCGCGGGGCGACCGATGCGCTGGACCGGCTCGGCGGGGGCAACAAGCTGTCCCTGTCGCAGTCGTTCCGGTTCGGCCCGGCGATCGCCGCCGAGGCGAACAAGTGGCTCGGGCTGCTGGACGCGGACCTGCGCCTGTCCGGCACCCCGTCGATCCCGTCGCGGCTGGCCGTTGCCGAGGCGCCGGCCGCGATCCTGTGCCGCTCCAATGCCGGGGTGATGAAGCAGGTAATCGCCGAGATCGGGGCCGGCCGGAAGACCGCTATCCCGTCGCCGCGCCCGGGTGTGGCCGGCGGCGGGGAGATCGAGCGCCTCGCGAAGGCCGCGATCTCCCTGAAGCAGGGGCGCGGCACCGACCACCCGGAGCTGATGGCATTCCAGAGCTGGTCCGAGGTCCGCGACTACGCGGAGAACGACCCGGGCGGCGAGGACCTCCTGGTGCTCGTCGAGCTGATCGACGAGCACACGCCGGAGAAGATCCTCGCGATGTGCGCGCAGCTCGTCGAGGAACGGTATGCCGCTGTGGTCGTCAGCACGGCGCACAAAGCCAAGGGCCGCGAGTGGGAGTCGGTGCAGATCGCCGACTTCCGCAAGCCGCGGAAGGCCCCTGACGAGGACGAGGCGCCGCCGCCGTCACCCGAGCAGATGATGCTCGCCTACGTGGCGGTCACGCGGGCGAAGGTGCTGCTTGACCGGGGGCCGCTGTCGTTCGTCGACGAGTACCTGTATCAGCCGGCGGCCGGCGGCGCGTCGTGAGGCGCTCCGGTCCCCTGCGGCGGGGGAAGCCGGGGACGGCGCTGAAGCGGGCCGCGGTGCTTCCCCGCGCCTCCCGCAAGCGCAGGCCTGCCCGGGACACGGGACCGTCCCCGGCGGTGCGGAAGCTGATCCGCGAGCGGGAGGAAATGCAGTGCGCCGCTTGCGGGGTCAGCGTCCGCGGGCTCCCGCACTCGATCCAGCACCGGCGGGCGAGGGGCATGGGCGGGACGGCGGACCCGGCGGTGAACCTGCCGTCGAACCTCGTTCTCCTGTGCGGCTCTGCGGTGACAGGATGTCACGGCCTCGCCGAATCGCGCGACCCGGACATGCACGGGCGCGGGTTCTGGCTGCGGTCATGGGAGGACCCGGCGGCGGTCGGGGTGATGCTCGCCAGCGAGTACCGGTCCGGGGTCGCTGTGTGGCTGACCGATGACGGCGAGTACTCGTTCGCCCCTCCCCGGGAGGCGGCGGCGTGATCCGGGCGGCAAGGAGACTGGCGGCCCGTCTCAGGCCGGCACGCGTCCCCGGTGACGGAACCCCGCTGGATGACGGGGAGCTCCGCGCTCTCATCGGGCTGATCGACGGGTACGCGGACAAGGCCGGGACGCGGGCCCTGGCGGGACCGGAGCGGCTCGCGGAGGAGCGGGCACGGCAGGCCGGGAGGCGGCCATGAGCGCCATCGCGGAACGGGTCGCGTTCAACGCGGGTTTCCTCGCCGCGGTCCTGTGGGGGAAGGCGAAGGCCCGGCTGCGGTTCCTGCGCCTTTCCCGGCGCGGGTGCCGGGACTGCGCCCGGTGGAGGACGGCACTGGAGGACGCCCGGCGTCCCCTCCCCGTCGCCGACCAGGCACCTGCCGGGCCGGTGCTGCCGGAAGAGGAGCAGGCGGAGCGGGACCGGGAACGGGAAGCCCTCTGCGACCTGCGCATGTGGCGGGCGGGAGTGTCGGCGGGGAAGCGGGAGCACGGGGACCGGCTCGCGGACGGGCTCCGGGTCGGGCTCCCGGACCTGGCTGACGCGGACATCGCGAGAGTCGTGCTGCGCATCAGCTGGTACGCGGACGCGGTCGCCGGAGAGCAGGGCGACGCGTTCGACGCCTGGGCGGTCCTCCTGGACTCTCTCGCGGTCGCGGCTCCCGACCTCGCGGCGATGGAACTGGAACTGACGGAAGGGCGCGGCCGGTGAGGCGCGGGCGTGAGGACGGCGTGAACGGTGACGGCATGGGCGGTCAGGGCGGCACTGGCGACCGGCTGGTGGGTGCTCCCGGTCGCCCTGGGGACAGCGGGGGCGGCAGTCATGGGGGTCGTGAAACTCGGCGCGTGGGTGTGGGGCCTGCCCCGGCAGGGACGGCGGCGGGCGAGGATCCGGGCACGGCACCAGGCGCGGGTCCGGGCGGCGCAGGCCGCGGCGCAGCGCGAGTTCATCGAGACGCTGGAGCGGATGTGGGGGCGGTGATGCACTGGCCGATGCCGACCGGGCGGGAACTGCGCCTGGAGATCCGGGACGTACTCCAGGGCAGCCACTGGGCCCGGGGCAGGTGCTGGTGCGCCGCCGTCCACGCCCGCGAGGCCACGACCCTGGCCCTTATCCCGCCTCCGTGGGATGCGTCCCGCGACGATGAGCCCGCGTTCCCGACGGCGGTGGCCTGGTGAGCGCGGCCGAGCCGGAGAACACGGTCGTCGACCTGTTCGGCGGCAACTCCGAAGGCGGCATGCGCATGGAGGAGTGGCTTCGCGTCATGTGCCGGGGCTGCGTGAAAGACCGAGGCCGGGAGGCATCCGGCGGCATGGGCGGCTTCTCGTGCACGCTGCCCGCGAGCGCCTACGCCGACCCTTACGCGGCCATCCCCGAATGGTCCCCGGACGCATCGCCGCGCCCGGAGCGCCTTGCGGAACTCGGCAGTGGCCCGTGGCCGGTGTGCATGGGCTACGAGGCGCGCAAGAAGCGGTCCGACGCCGGGACACGGCGCGCCCCGAAGGACATGGACCCGCTGTTCGAGATGACGGGGGCGGCCTGATGGAGCGGCCATACAGGAAGGCCGACGGCAAAGGCGGCTGGCTGGAAATCGCCGTCCCGGCGGGCAGGCAGGATTGCGTGGTCACGACGGGAGCCGGCGGGGCCGTAGTCGTCCCCGAAGACCTTCCCGCGATCACGGCGGCGCTTTACGAGGCGTGCGGCGTGCAGCCTCCTCGCCGCCCGCTGGCCTGGGTGAGGATCACCGTCCCGTCCTGGCTGTACCGCATCCTCATCGCCGCAGGCGCACAGGAGGCACGAGATGCCTGAGCAGACGGGGCCGATCACCCCGGCCTCTCCCGTCCGCCTCCTGTGGCCGCCCGGGCGGCACGGTTACGCCGGGCGGATGGGGACGATCGCGATGAACTGCCTCCGGCGCAGCGGGATCGGGACAGTCGGAGAGCTGACCGCGATGACCCCGCTGGACATCGCGGACCTGAACCGGGCCGGGACGGCGGTGGTCGGGGAAGTGCGCCGGGCCCTGGACGCGAACGGCCTGTCCCTGAAGGACGACGACGCCCCCGCGCGGGCGGAGGTCCAGGCGCGGGCCCGGGTCCTCACGCGGGCCGGGCTGGCCAGGTCCCCGGCGCTGCGGTTCGCCCGCGAGTGCTGGCCTTCAGGGGAGATCGCCCCGGGCGTAGTGCTCACCGTGACGGGAGAGGGCCGTGGGTGAGGCGAAGCGGCGGAAGGCGGCAGGGGAAGCGCCCCGGCCGCAGGGCTTCCCGGTCCTGGGCCGCGACGACCTGACGTGCCCGCTGCCCGAGTGGATGATCGGCGCGACGCTTCGGCATGCCCGCGCCCACCCGTGGCCGGGCAACGTGCCGCTCGACTGCCCCCGCCACTATCTCGACACGACGGCGATCACCGAGCCAGGCCGCCCGTGCCGGGTGCTGCTGTCGCTCGACGTCGGCTACCACAACAGCGGCTGGTGGGCGAACAGCGACTACGAATCATGCCTGCACCTGTCGGTGAGCTACCCGCGCCCGCAAATCGCGCGGCTCTACCGCGCCCGGCCGGGCCTCGGCGTGTCGCAGGACTACACCGGCATGGACCTGGAGACCCCGCCCGATGACGAGGTCCGCACCTGGGGACTGGTGTTCTTCGGCCCGGACGACGCGCCGAAGTCATGGTTCGAGCCCGCCGCGTCGGTGTTCGACCCGTACCGGTCGCCGAACGTCGTCCACCTGCGCCTGTTCCTCGACAAGGCCGGGCACCCGTTCCTGCCGTCCGGGGAGCCGTACACGATCCGCCCGTGGGCTGACGGCAGTTCCCCCCGCAAAATCACCGAGGGACGACTAGGGGCTGATGTCCGGTGAGTGCCGTCGACGAGCGCATGGCACCGGCAGAGGCGGGCGGCAACGGCCCGCGCTGCCTGGCGAAGGTCCCCGTCGCCGAACTGATCGAAGTTGAAGCCTCCGCGCCGTACTCCGTGCACGGTCTGGTCCTGTGCGGGCTGCCCGCCGCCGGTTACTGGGCGGGCCGCTGCCCGTGCGGTCACGTCCGCGACGCCTGGCTGTGCGGGCCTCACGCGGAACTGGCCGGCCAGAGCGGCTGCCGTGCCTGCCGGGAACTGCCCGAGGGCGCGCACGACTGCCCGCTGCCCGGCGTGTCCCGCAGCACCCCGGAGCGATCGTCATGAACTCCTTTCCCCAGAACTCCCCGGCCGGGTCACCCCCCCGGCCTGGCCGGGGCCTTAACGCGGCGGACGGGCATCCCCCTGCCCGTGCTGCCGCCGCCCCGGACGCCGCCGACTCCCGTCCCGGCGTCCGGGTCACCCCTTCGCGCGGTGTAGCGCGCCAAGGGGTACCCGGCCCGTCCCCGGAACCCCCAGGGGACGGGCCGGCCCCGGACTCCCTGCCAGTCGCTGAGGGGCGCGCTGGCGGGGCGGAGGGGGGGCCCGGCGGAGTCCAGGGAAGCGCCGGGCCCCTGCCTGCGGGAGAACCGGGCAGGGGCGCGCGACTGCGGCAGACCGCGCCCTTGCCCGGAACCACCAGGCCGCTTGCCGGCCAGGAATTCAGGGACGCGTGGAAGGCGGCGCGGTCATCGAACGCGGCGGCGGGCCGGAGGCGGGGCGGGAAGCCGAAGCCTGCCGTCCAGCCGGGGTCCGGGCGCCTGCGCGTCGCTGCACCGCGAGCGGAAGCGTTCGACGACCCCCCGCCGCCCGCCCTGCGGATCAAGCTCCCGCCTGAGCCGCCCGAGGCGGCCTTATGAGCGGGCAGCGCGCCGACAGCAGGCGCGACAGCGAGATCGCCGCCGCCTACGCTTCCGGCTTGTCCGACCGCGGGGTCGCCGCGAAGTTCGGCATCGGCCGGGGTGCCGTCAGGGGGGCGGTCAAGCGGACGGGGACCCCGTTCCGGGAGCCGGGCGTCCCCCGCAAGCTGGCCGGGGAGGCCGGCGCCGCGACGGCCGCTCTCTACGCGGCCGGGCACAGCGCGAGGATGGCCGCCCGGGAGGCCGGCGTTTCCCCGATGGCGGCCCTGCGGGCGGTGAGGCAGTACGGGACCGGGTCCCGGAGCCGGTCGGAGGCCGCGCGGCTGCGGCGCGAGCGGGAGGCGAGGGAGCGCGGCGATCACCTGTGGGCGGCGGAGGCCGCGGCACGGCACCGGGCCGGGGTGCCGGTCGGGAGGCTGGCCCGCGAGTACGGGGTCGCCTGGCGGGCGATGAGGGGCGCGATCGAGCGCCAGGGCGTCACCATCACGCCGGGGCCGCGAGGGCGCCCTGCCGGCACCGGGAAGCCCCAGGGCGGTGCGGCGTGAACGTGACCGCGAGAGCGCCGGGACGGCCGGAGGAAGCGCCCGCGCACCTGAAGACAACGATGTTGACGCAGCAGGAGGACGGATTGGGCCGGGAGGTCAGGGGCACGGCACCGGGCGGGCCCCGCAACGGGCTGCCCGAGCCGCGCGGCTACGTTTACCGGGGCACCGGTGCCGACACGCTGACGGCGCGGCTGAGCCCGTGGCAGCTGCAGCGGGAGGCGAAGGCGGTCCTGCGCGGTGCGAGCCCGCCGCCCCCGGCTTCGCCCCCACCGCCGGTGCCGCGCCGGAAGCCGGCGCCGAGGCCTGTCCCGCGCCCGCCGGTGCCTGCCGCCGGGGAGTCCGCGCCCAGGCCGCCGCGCCGGAGCCCCGTCCTGACGACCGCCTGCCCGGGGTGCGGGAGGCCGAAGCCGGACAAGTACGTCACGTGCGCGGGAACGGGCCCGTGCCTGTCTCCCGGGCAGGCACCTGAGCCTGTGCCTGAGCCGACGCCGGCAGCGGTACCCGAGCCCCCGCCGGTGCCCGCGCCTGCCCCCGCGCGACGGTGCCGCAAGTGCACGTACCCGGTCGGCTCCGTCGGGCACAAGACCGTCTGCGGCGATGCCCGGTGATCCGCCGTCTCCTCGCCGCCCTGCACGCGGCGGTCACCGACGGCCGCCTGGAGCCCGGCCGGCCTCACCGGTACGCCGCTGACCGTTCATGGCCCGGCTGCTGGTGCGGCATGGGCGGGGCGGCCCCGGTCCACGGCGGGAGGGCAGGGCGGTGAGGGCGCGCATCCTGTCGGCTGCTGCCGTCTTCCCGGTCGCGTTCACGGCCCTGGCGCTGTGGCTGCTGACGCCCTGGGCGCCGGCAACCGGCTCGGACCTGGCAGCGGCAGCGGCGTCGGCGGCACTGGCTTTCCTGGGGTGGGCCGGGTTCGCGTTCCTCGCCGCCTGGACACGGCCGGAACGGGCGGAGTGGACACGGGCGGAGATCGCCGCGCTGAAAGACCGGATGGACCTGAAGGAGCTGCTCGACGCTACCCCCAAGAGGGGGCGGCGGTGAGGCCAGGACTCGCGGCAGGGCCGTGCCGTGCGCTCAGCCGTCGGCGCGGTCGCCGTCAGCCGCGCGCCGCTTCTTCCATGCCCTCACCCTGCGGAGCATGTGGGCCCGGAGATCGTCGGACCGGGTGGTGCCTTCCTCGTCGCAGGCCGCGCCGTAGTCGGCCCACAGCTGCTCGTCGACGCGTATCGCGCGGTTGGGCGTCTTCGGCTGGTTGGGCACGCGGCAAAGCGTATCCGGTGCATGTGCAGGTTCTTTTGGCCTGGGGTCAGGGTGCATATGCACCATGCTACATTGGTGCATATGCACCCGCGAACCGGGAACGTGCGTCATGAGAGCGCGCCTGCTCGCCCTGGGCGCGGTGATTCTCGCCCGCCTCGGCTTCCTCCGCCGTCCCGTCCTGACAGTCCCGGGCCTGCCCGTGCCGGTACCTGCGGCCGTCCCGGCCGTCACGGACCCGCAGGGACTCTGCCTCGGCCTGCCTGGCGGCTGGACGCCGATGACGGGCAGCGAGCCGTGACCCGGCTGCGGCTATGCCGCTCTCCGCTGCCCTTAATCCGCTTGCAAGGCATGGAGATGTACCTTGACCGTCCCTACGCGCTCCCCCTGGCGGGGGTAGCCGTGCCGTTCAACATCAGCGACGCCTGGTATGACGACCTCGGCGCCAGCCTCCCTGACTGCTCGGTGGCGTTCCTGAACCGCGCCTGCGCCTGGACCGCGCGGAACTCGAAATCCGGGTTCGTGCCGTCCTCGCAGCTCGCCCGGCTCACCGGCGACCCCGATCTCGTCACGCGAACGCTGCGCGCCGCCGGGATCATCCGGCCCGTCAAGGGTGGTGGCTGGCGGATCATCGCGGGCAACGGCATCACGATCACGAACGCCTCCGACGAGGCCGAGCAGGTCACGCGTGACAAGGCCGAAGCCGAACGGCAGCGGGACATGGCGCGGGAGCGTAAGCGCAGGCAGCGGGCAGGAGAGACAGCCGAACGGCAGGAGCGGATCGCCGTCGGCGTCCCGCCGATGTCACGCGGGACAACCGCCGATGTCACGCGGGACCAAACCGAAATCCGGAAGAAACCGCAGGTCAAGGTTAGTCATGTCACGCGTGACACCGGCGGGACGTCACGCGTGACACCACAGATAGATAGATCTGATCAATCATCATCAGGGGTTAGTCAATCCGACACGTACGCGCGTGACCCGAAGCTGCTCCGGGTCGTCGCCGCCGAGTTCAGCAAGCAGGCCGGCCGGATCATCGGCGACCCCGAGGCCGCCGCGGTCATCCGCACGCTCGCGAAACGGGCCGAGGATGCCGGGACGGTCATCCGCGACCCGGAGAAGTACTTCACCAGGTCGATCCGGCGCGCGGCCGACGTGGAACTCCTGCTGCTCGGCGACCCGCCTCCGGTGGCCGAGATCCTCGCCGAGCCCATTCCGGAGCCGGCGCACGCAGCCGGCGCGCACCCGTTCGTGGAGGGCGATGTGGGCTTCTGCAAGATCTGCCAGGCGCCCGAGAAGAACCGCCTCCGACACCCCAAGGGGCTGACGGCATGACCAGCGTTTACGCAGGAATCGGCGACTGCCCGGACTGCGGCGTCCGGGTCCTGTTCGCCGTCGACGTCGCCGGGGATCTCGTGCCGCTCGACGAGGGGCAGGACGGCCCGGCACTGGTCCGCTGGGACTCCACCGACACCCCGCGGGTGGGGGACGTCCCGGCCGGCTACCAGCGGCGGGAGGGAGAACACCGGTTCCGGCGGCTCCGCGACTCCTGCGCCGCCCTGGCTAGGGTTATCCCGTTCGCCGTCCCGTCCCAGCTGCGGCGCACCGGCGCGAACCGGAGGCTAGCGTGACCGGCCGCCGCCAGCGCGAGTTCGCCCCGCTGCCGCCCGGAATCGTCCGGGTACGGCTGCAAGGCGAGTCCGCTCCCGCCCTCGCCGCGCTCCTGCCGACCCTGCCGGGCGTGGCGATCGTGACCGGGCCGGACGCCTATGAGGGCGATCGCCTGTACCTGACCGTGGCCATCCTCGGCGGGGACCAGGCCAGGGCACTGCCGGCGGTGACCACGTGACCGATCTCAGCGAGTACATGACGCGGGCCGAGTTCGCCGCCCTGCCCTCGGCCGCCCACCACGCCGTGTGGCAGGCGCACAAGGAGAAGCGGATCGATTCAGACCCGCCGGTCCCCGTGTCGGGCAAGCCGCTGGTCTACAACCGCGCCCAGGTCCTGGCACTGCTGGCCGAGACGGCGGCGACCGGATGAGCGCGGTGCCAGCGACCGACTGGGGCGTCTGGGTCAACGAGTGCGGCATCTTCGCCAGCACGATCGGCGAGGGCAAGTGGATGTACTTCCTCGCCCGTGCCCGCGAAAGCCGGCTGACCATGCTCTGGGCGGGGCCGGGCGGCGGTGAGTGGCACGTCATGTGCGGCACGAGGGAAGCCGCCGCCGAGGGACGCGAGATCTTCATCGAGCAGGGCATCCTCAAGGGCCACGTGGAGGTCGCCCGGCTGTCGGCCTGCGTGGCGAAGGTGACGGAGCGCAGGCTTCGGATTGACGAGCGCATGGCGAGGGCGGCCGCGTGAGCGCCGCCAGCGACCGCAGGGAAGAGCTTGAAGCTTTTCTGTGGCAGCACGTCGCCCCCGCGTTCACCGGCAGGCGGCAGGGCGCAGCTCTTGTGGCGAAGGTGATGGACCTGTCCGACGCCTGCGTTAAGGCCGTCCACCCGCCCCGTGTCCCGAAGCCCGCAGGCCCCCCGGACCCGAAGAAGCCCCCGGCGGTCCACTACGCCACCACGGGGAGCGGGCGTCCCGCCTGCCGTCCCGGTGACTGGCTTTCGGTGCAGGGCCGGGCGGTCGACGCAGACCCGCAGGCCGTGACCTGCGGTCACTGCCGCAAGAACCCCGCCTGGCAGGAGGCGGCATCGTGAGCGAACCGGACCGGGAGACCCGCGACGCGGTCGACGCCCTCGTGTCCCGCCTCCGCGACCGGGGCGAGGCCTCCGACGAGTGGCTCGCCGCCGAGTACGTGGCGTGGCTGAAGATGCGCGGCTGGTCCCCGCCTCCCGCCGCGGCGAACTGGCGGCGGGCGTCGGGGAACAGCAGCCTGCCGGACGCGGGCAGGCCCGGAGGGGCGGACTACCTCGCCAAGAAGGCGGCGATGGCGGCCCGTGCCGACGCGACCGGCAGTCAGCCCGTGCTCGCCGAGGGCCGCGACCCGTGACCCTCCTGAGGCCCGTCACCTGCTCCGCGTGCGGTGCCCGGCTCCTGTGGGCGCTGACCGCCCGCGGGAAGCTCATGCCGCTCGACGAGCACCCGGACGCGGCGGGAACCAGGCCGCTTACCGGGACGGGACCGGCGGGTACCGGACCCGGCAGCTCAAGGCCGGGGAGGAGCCGCTCGGGTACGAGCGCCGGCACATGCCGCACATGGCCACCTGCGGGAAACCGGCAGCCCCGCCCGTGCCGCTGCGGCCCCTCCCGAAGAACGTGACCCCGATAACCGCCGCCCGCTCCCTGCGGGACGGCAGGAGAACCCCGGCAGGACGCCGGGACAACCCGAGGAAGTGACCAGATGCTCGACGACGACCCGACCCCTGCGGGGGTGATCCGCAGCACCTGGAGATGGTTCCCCGCCTGGGTGGTGGTGCTGTTCGCGGCCTGCCTGCTCATCGGCGGCCTCACCTACGCCGGGCACGTGTTCGGCTGGTGGCTGAGCGCCCAGGACGCCACGCACCAGGCGCAGAACACCCAGAACGGCTACAGCAACCAGACCACGCTCCGCGCCCAGGTGACGAGCCAGCTCGCCGCCGTCGAGACGATCACCACCCAGATCGCGGCGGCCGGGAACGACACGTCCCTGACGACCGCGCTCAAGGCGCAGCGCGCGGGCATCGCCGGCATCGTCTGCTCCGACGCCGCCCAGATCTCCGGAACCCCGCTCCCCGCCCAGCAGGCACAGTGGGCCTCCGTCAACTGCGCTGACGGCGCGGTATCCCCGCAATCCCCCCTCTACCAGGCAGGACAGCCGTAACCGTGAACAGGAACCGCCGTACCATCGCCGCCCTCGCCGCAGCCGCCGCGCTCGCGGTCTCGCTCGCCGCCTGCACCAGCGACGGCAGCACGCCCGCCGGGCAGCAGCAGGAGAACGCCCAGCAGACCCAGGACACCACGTCACTGATCGCCGACCAGCCCATCCCGCACTTCTCCTGGTCGCAGATCCGGCAGACCCTCATCGACGCTGAGACGATCTCCGCCGACGGCTCGCAGACCACCTCGTTCTTCTTCCAGATGGGCGACCAGGACCCGGTGTTCTCGTGCCCGTCGATCGGCATGCCGGTTGCCAATACCGCGCAGCTCAGCAACCCGGACCAGGTCAACCCCGACCCGAACGCGTCTGCGGGCAGCGTGATCACCGCGCAGATGGACCCGAACGGCGTCTACGCCCCGTCCGCGTCGATGGGAACCTACGTGATCTGCGTCAACGGCTCTGGCGCGAACTACCTCCAGTACTGGGAGGGCGACGTGATGACCGTCGCCGCCGCTGCCGAGTGGAACGCGGCCACGCACACGCTGAAGGTCGTCGGCGCGCCCACCGCCGCGATCCACACCGCCCCGCCGGCCGCCCGTAAGGCCCCTGCCAAGCCTGCCAAGTAGCCGCCGCAGCCCCCCGTGCCCGTCCCGTCTCCACCCGGCGGGACGGGCACGGCCCCCCTCGGATTCCCGAAAGGAAATGATCTTGAGTACTTCGCAAGCGCCGCCGCCGCCGGCCTCCGGCTGGATCAAAATCATCCCTGGCGGAAACGGGAGGCGACATTGAAAACAGTCCCTCTTTACGGCAAAAAAGCGGCCGGCCGGGTCGCCCTCGTTGACGACGAGGATTACGACCTCGTAATGCAGCACAGGTGGAGGGTGCAGGAAGACGCCAGCGCCAGGCACCGGGGAGGCCCTTACGCCCGTACTGAAGTTGGCAAGAGGCCAGACCGCAAGGCCTTGTTCATGCACAACCTGATCGCCGGTCCCCGACCCGATCATGTTGACGGCGACGGCCTAAACAACCAGCGGATCAACCTGCGCCCCGCGACCGCCGGGCAGAACAAGGCGAACACCCCGAAGCGGCCTCGCGCGACCTCCCGGTACATAGGGGTGAGCGGGAATAGGGCGAAGTGGGAATCTCGGATCACCTTCGAGGGAAAGACGCGCCATCTCGGCAACTTCCCTTCCGAGGAGGATGCCGCACGCGCCCACGACGCCGCCGCCTGCGAACTATTCGACAGGTACGCCCGGCTGAATTTCCCCGAAAGCGCCGCCTGTAACGGCGACTGCCTTGAGGTAGCTGACCTGGGCGGTGGCATCGTCGGGCTTCGCCACGCCCATAACGCGGGAAATCCCACCTTGCGGCTCACTGCGGGGGAATGGCGCGCTTTCATGGCCAGGGCCAAGAGTGGCGCGCTCGACGCGTTTCCCGCTGCTGCGCAAATTTCCCAAGGAGAGGAAAAGTCATGCAAGACAACCTGAACTTTCGCAAATCAACGCACAGCTTCGCTAATGGCAACTGCGCTGAGGCCGCCTCGGTGGCTGCGACGGTTTTCGTCCGCGACACCGCAGACAGGGGCGGCCCGGTGCTCGCGTTCACCCCGGATGAGTGGCACGCGTTCCTCGGAGGGGTGCGCAACGGCGAGTTCGACCGCTTCGGAAGGGGCGGGGCATGACCGAGACCCCGCAAGATCAGCCCGCAGCCGCGCCCGCCGTGCCACCGGGGCAGGCGGACCCGTTCGGCGGTCACGAATTCGGCTACGAGCCGGACACCGACCTGTTCCGCTGTGTCCGGTGCCAGGTCTACGAGGTGACTGCCCGCGCGGAAGGCGCGATCAAGCCGTGCGCGGGGCAGCCGCCGGCCGGTTCCGGTCCCGTCGAGGTGAACGCGTGGTGACCGGGCTGACGCCGGGGCAGGCGTTCCACGCGTCGCTGACCGCCTCCCAGGCGGGGCGCTTCGAGGGCTACGAGGCGGTGCCGTGGGACGACCTTGCCGACGAGTTCCGCGCCGACATCGAGACTGCCGCGAAGGACGCCGTCGAGGCCGCCAGGCTCAGGCAGCCCGAGGAGCTGCGCGAGGCCATGGCCGAGACCAGGCAGCTCCGCGAGCAGCTCGCGGCGATGACAGCCCGGTGGAAGGACCAGGCCGCGATGCACGACCGCGACGCCGACAGGACGGGCAGCAGGATCGAGTCGGCGGCGCTCGCGGCGAAGAGCCGCGTCTACACCGGGAACGCCGACGAGGTCCTCGAAGTGGCCGGGGGACTGACGTGACCGAGATAGTCACTTACGGCCAGATTGCCTACGAGGCGTACGCCGCGCACAGCGACGGCAAGTCGCTCGTATCCGGCGAGCCGCTGCCGGCATGGGGCGAGCAGAAGCCGTCGATCCGGCGCGCATGGAACGCCGCCGGCAACGCCGTCTCGGATGACGTGATCAGCGACGGCCTGGACAAGACCGAGCCTGGGGCGCTCACCCTCATCCGCACGCGGCTCGCGGACCTCGCTGCCGGGCTCGAACTGTCGGCGTCGGCGAGCCACCCGAGCAAGAAGTCCGAGATCGAGCACGGGTGCGCCGAAGCCGTGCGCGGAATCGCGGAGGGCCGATGACTGAGACCGCCCCACGCCGCCGGATGCTCCGCTACGAGGTCGGCATCGACGGCTGGACCACTCACGGCATGACCGGCGAGCCGGTGCACGTCGGCGCTCTCGGCTACGGGTCGGGGGTCGAGTTCTGGGCCGAGCACGACGAGGCGAAACTCCCGCGAGAGCGCACGTTCCAGGTGTTCGGCACCGGCCACGTACTGCCTCCCGGCGCGCGGCGGGCAGGGACCGCGCCCCGGACTCGCGAGGGGCTGGTTTGGCACCTTTTCGAGTTCCCCGCCGGAATCGAGGGCGGCTGATGACCGAGATCCCCCCGCCGGAGGAGGAGTTCCTGACCCCTGCCGAGGTCGCCCTCATGTTCCGGGTCGATGTCAAGACGGCCTCCAGGTGGGGGCGCGAGGGCACGGTCACCAGCATCCGCACCCCCGGCGGGCACCGCCGCTTCCACGCCGCCCAGTTCAGGGACATGCTGCGCGGGGAGCCGGAAGGCGGCCGGCCGTCGTGACGAGACTGGAGGAGGACCGCAGGGCACGGGAGCGGCGGCTGCGCGCCTGGGCCCTGCACGGGCAGCCGGAGAAGCCGCGGCGGCCGGAACGCATCGCACCTCGCGAGGCCGAGGTTCTCGCCGCTCACCGCGGCGGGGACCTGGTGCTCGGGGACCGGCCGTGAGCGGGCGCGACAACCCCGGGCTGCTGCTCGACACCCTCGCGATGGCGGTCCCGCTGGAGATCGGCCGGCTGCGTGACGCAGGGAAGGACGCCAGGGGCTGCCTCGCCGCGCGCCTCCGCCTGCCGCAGCCCGAAGGCGAGAACGCCCTGTGGGGTGCCGACGCGATGCTCTACGGCGGGAAGGGCGGCGGCCAGGCTTTCGCCGGGTTCGCGGCGGCGATCGCCGTGCTCGCGTTCGCGCCGGGCGGGGTCCGGTTCGGGGCACTGGCCTGGTGTGCCGCCCACATGCGGGAGCGGTGGCCGGACGGGGAGAGGATCTGCCCGGCGTGCCTGCGCGAGGAGATCGCGGCGGGCGCGCGGTGAGGGGGCTAGGCGGAAGGGCGCCGGCGGGGCTCGCCCTTCTCGCGGCGGATGTCGCGGGCATCGGGGATGCCGTGCTCTACGCGGAACCGGCGGACTTTCTCGCGGGATTCCCCGAGCGCGGCGGCGATGTCCTCGACGTACTCGCCCGCGCGGAGCAGCTCCTCAAGGGCACTGTCGACGGCGGCGGCCGCTTGTTTCTGCGTGGCGACGAGGTTCCGCAGCCGCCTGATCCCTTCGCTCTCGGTCATGCCGCCAATAATGCCACACGGGTTGGCCGAATCATATTGCCATGCCTCGTGTATTGGCCATATGATATTGCCATGAGCAACACCATCGAGACCGCCGTGCAGGGCGGGGACGCGCTCGACGCGCTCGCCGTCGTCTACCGCAAGGCCGGGGAACTGACCGCCCGGGTCAACCCCGGCGCCGACGTCACCTCCCCGGCGTTCGCGGCCAAGCGCGCCGAGGTCGCGGAGGTCATCACCCGCCGCCTGTGCGCGGACCTGACCGGCCAGGGCCGCCCCGACCTGTCCCGCAAGATCCGCCTCGCCTGGAACAGGAGCGCCTGACATGAGCAGCACCGCGAACCAGAAGCCCCGCACCTACACGGCCGAGCTGACCGGCGCGCAGATCTTCGGCCTCGCCGACCTGGTCCGCCGCCTGGGCACCCACACCATGACCCAGGACGGCGAAGCCCACCTCCGCGACGACCTGGCCGGCGCCCTGACCGCGTTCGTGAGCCTCCTGCCCGAGCCGTCCGACGCGGACGGCGACGCCTACCTCGCCGCCATGCGCGCCGGGCTGCTGCCGAACTGGGGCATGGACCCCGAACCGCTGACGGAGACGCCGGAGGAGTGGCGCGCGAAGTACGACGCCCGCCGCGCGGCCGAGGCGAAGACGGCAGGCACCCCCGCGAAGGCGTACGAGGTCGTCTGGCCGGACGGCGGCATCTACGCCAACCGGCACGGAGAGACCGTCCTCACCGCCGAGGAGGCCCGGACGACCGCGCAGTCGACCGGCGGGACCTGGCGGGCCGCGGGCAACGGCGAGACCCCGCTCGGCGGCCTCGACGAAACCCTCATCCACGACGGCGCGCACTGGACCGCCGAGGGACCGCGCGGAGCCCTCTGGGTGGTCCGCTGGCACTCCGGCACCGGCGCCGTGACCGCGTGGAAGTCCCCCCTCGGGCGGACCGGATTCCGGGCCGATGCTGCGGGCCTGCCGGCGGCACGGCGGGAAGCCGCCAGGATCGCCGCCCTCATCGCAGACGGCAAGACGAAGGAGAGCTGATCATGATCAACGTGGTCACGGTGACGCCGAGGCCGCACGAGGTCGCCCTGGCCCGCGTCCCCGCAGGGACTGCGCTCCGTTTCCCGCTCCGCCCAGGGTTCACAGATGACGTCCGCGCGACGGACGAGGTGACGTACGCGGAAGTCCCCGGCACGGCGCTCGCCTTCTGGGGCGTGGACCTGACGACCCGCTACAGCGCGCATTCGATCGGCCTCGGGCGTCACCGGCGCGACCGCGCGGTGTGGCAGAAGGCGGCCAGGATGCTCGCCGGCGACCGGGAGGCATTCGCGGCCGTCTACGTGCTGCTTGAGGAGATCAGGCCTTACGGGCGCCCTGTCTGGCTGGCAGTGAGCATCCGGGAAGAGGCCCCGGCCGACGCCCCCGACCCCATCGACGGAGAAGGATCCGACCTTGACTGACCACTACAGCGACCCGGACATGGTGTGGAACGAGGCGAACGCCGCCAGCGACGACGGAGAGGCCGTCATGCGGGCAGAGCGGGAAGCAGGCGCCACGGACGCGGAGCTTGAGGCGCAGGCGATCACCGTGCTGGTGAAGCGGTGGCCGCAGGCGATCGAGACGGCACGGAAGGCCGTGCAGAGTGCGCGGCGGATCCTCGACGAGCTGATGTGCTGCGACGTCGAGATGTTCGACTCGTCGGCTGGCGACGAGGCCACGGAGGCTCTCCGCGAGGCATTGCGGCGGCTGGACAGCGCGGGTGTCATCGCCCGGAACCGGCTGAAGCCGATCGAGGAAGCCGAGAAGAACGCCGAGCTTGACCGGCTGCGCGCCAGGAACGCGGAGCTTGAGCGGCAGCTCGCGGAAAGCGAGGCGTCCCGTGGCTGACCAGGACAGCATCATCCCCGACCTCGCCGCGCTCCTCGTGGCGGCACTCGCGAGGCGCCACGACTCCGCCTACTACGCGGTCCGCATCGCGGCCCGGCTCGCGCTCGTCAACTCCGCCAGCGACGCCGTGGCCGAGGCGGAACTGCGCAAGGCGCTCGGCCCGGTCCTTGACCGCGAGCAGCTCGGGACCGCGCTCAGCGCACTGGAGGACGCCGCCGCCTACCGCCGCGAGTACCAGGACGGCGACTGCGCCGACTGCGACGCCCTGCCCGAGGGCGTCCTGTGCGGCGACCACGAAACCGACGAGGCGATTGCGTCCATGTACGACCTGCTGCACGAGGAGCTGCAAGAGCACCAGGGCGCCGGCGGGACCTGGCGGTGCGCCTTGTGCGGGATCGAGGTCGCCGCAATCGACGCCGCGCGGCTTGTGAGCGTGCGGGACCCGGACGCTGACGGCAAGGACAGCATCATGGTGCGGTGCACCGACCGGAACGCCTGCCAGGAGCGGCAGGACGAGGCGGACGCCGCCACGGCGGCAGGAGAGGAAGGTTCCCGGTGACAGCCCTGAATGCGGCGGCGAGGGCGGCGATCCGCGATGCCGGCTTCACCCGGGCCGAGTGGCTGCGGATGTGGGGCTACGGCTCGGGAACGTGGGGCGGTGATCGCTGCGGCTGCTTCGACGACCGCTGCATCGGCCACCACCACGAGGGGGCCGACGGGTGCGGCTGCCTGGAGACCATGATCGACGACGCCGTGGCGTGGCGGACGGCGACCCGCCACCCCAATTCCGTCGAGCTGACCGGGGGGCCCTACGGCCTGAACCAGTGGGTGACCGTGACCACCCCCGCCGTGGTGGCCAACGTGTCGACGTCGCGCGACTACACCTACCCCCCGCTCAACGGGGTCGCGCGAGAGGACCCGGCCGATTCGGTGGTCCGCATCGAGACACGCGCGGGATGGTCGGCCACGGTCACGCATGAGGAGAACCACGGGGTTAAGCAGATGGTGATCCGGTTCGCCAGGGTTGCGCCGGAGCCGGGATGACCGCCGCCGAGGACTGGGACGAGGACGACGACCAGGAACCGGACGACGACTGGTACGACGACGACGACCTCCCCGAGCCGGACCCCGAGGACGGCGACATCGCCAGGGCGTACGAGGAGCACTTCGAGCACCTTGACGCGGTTCACGGCGGGGGCGAGTGCGACTGCCGGCCGTCCCTGGCCGAGCGCCTGGCGCGGCGGGCGCGGGATATCGCCAACTGGCTGCACGGTATCCGCTGCCGGCTGACCGTCGCCACGCGGAGGCCGTGCACGCTGCGGCTCGGCCCGGCCGAGATCACCGTCCGCCTGCGCGCCGACCGGGGCTGCGATGCCTGCTCGGGGCGCGGCTGGTTCTACACCATGACCCCGAAACCGGAGTTCCCGGTACCGGCGGGCTACAACGGGGCGGCCTTGTGCGGGTGCGGGTCCGCGATCGGGAAGCTCGCCGAAACGCGCCGCTACCTGCGGCGCACCGATAGAGAACCACCGTTCTAGCAGCAGGAGAGGACAAGGCAATGGGATTCCCGATCGGGGCGAGGTTCGCCCACCCGGACGCCGGCTATAAGGGCGCGCAGGAGCAGGCGGCCAGGTACCTGAAGCCCGGCGAGGTGTACGTGGTGCACCGGCTCGACGTCGGCCGCTCCGACTCGACGCTCTACCTTGACGGGCCGGGCCTGCGCGGCATCGGCTTCAGCACGGTGATGTTCGAGCCTGCCGAGCTGCCCGGCTTCGAGGATGAAGACGACGAGCAGGAGGCGGGGGACGCGCCCATGTCCACCGTGGGCGACCTGCTCGACTACCTCGCGACCCAGCCGAGAGAACGGAAGGTGGTCCTGGAGAAGGACGCCGAGGGCAACGGGTACTCGCCCCTCGCCAGCGCTGGCGTGAGCCTGTACGTGGCGGAGCAGGGCGTGCGCCGGTTCATCGACGGGATCACCCTCGCCTCGGTTGCCCGGACGGAGAACGCCGGTGGCTGACTTCGACAAGACCGTCACCGCTTTGCGCAGGTGGACGAAGGACCACGACCCGCACGTCCGGGCCGCCGTCGAACTCCTGATCTGGGATGGCTACTGGCTCCGCCGCAAGGACTTCCGGTCTGCGGCCATCGGCACCGGCACCACGGAGAGGTGGGTCCGCTGGGATGAGGCGGCCCGGTTCCGCACAGGGCCGGGCGCGACCGCGTCCAGCTCGGAGCTGGCCATCCTCGACGTCGCGGTCGCGATCGGCAATGACCGCTTCAAGCTGAGCCGGATGAACGACGAGCAGGCGGGTGCGATCGTCAAGGCGTTCGCTGCCGCGCTCGTTGTGGGGGAGATAGGTCATGGCTGAGGAGCCGCTCACCCTGTTGCAGGCCGCGTTCCTGGAGGCGGTCAGGCCGTCGGCGCGCGGACGTGTCGACTCGCTCGCGCACCCCGGGGCGACCGTTCCCCCGCCTCCCCTCGCCGAGCCGCTGGACGCCCACGGCTGCCTCCGCGCCGCCGTGGTGGTCTACCGGGACCGGCGGACGTGGTTCCCGTGCCGGTCCCATGAGGGAGGACGGCACCACTTCGCCGCCCACTGGCCGCAGTGCCCGGCACCGTTCTGCAGGCTCCCCTACAGCCACTACGAGGCAGGGACCATGCACGACATCCCCTGCGGAACAGTCGAGTACCACGACGCGATCGGGGTGGACCGTGGCTGACGACGAGCTGTCCGCCGTCCTGGCGGAGATCAAGGCCCGCAACGAGTGGCGCATCGAGTACCACGCCTACACGCCCTGGACGGTTGAGCATGACGTGCCCGAGGGCGACGTGCGGCGGCTGCTGGCCGCTCTTGAGGCGGCACTGCGCGCGGCGGACGGCTGGAAACGGTTCGCGGCGGAAGGCGACGCGCAAGACGAGTGCGCCGACGAGCTGCGCAAGGTGATCGCGGCGGCCCTGTCCGGAGAGGGGAACGCTGGTGGCTGACGACAAGCTTGCCGCCGCACTGGCGGAGATCAGGGACCGCGATCAGCGCGTGTGGGATGGCCGTGGCAATGTCGGCGGCCTCCTGGCGATCACAGAGGCCAGGGACGACACGCCCCGGCTCCTGGCCGCCGTGGGCGCGGTACTGGAGATGCACGCCCCGACCCGTTACGTGGCCTACACCGAGGCGTGCTCCAATCACCTGTTCACGATTCTTCCCCGCCGTACCTGCCCGGACTGCGTGAGGGTCGAGCGCCTGGGCTGCCAGCGGTGCCGGGACGAGAACGGCAACCCGGCGAAACCGGAGGACTGCTTCGAGCGGAACGTGATCCTCGCCGCGCTGACCGGGGAGGGGAACGACGGTGGCTGACGCGCTTTTCGAGCCGGAAGGCGCCCCGGCCGCGTCGCAGCCGAAGCCGATTCGAGCGCTGACCGTGAAGCAACCGTGGGCGCACATGATCGCCCATTGCGGGAAGACGGCGGAAAACCGCACCTGGCCGACCGGCTACCGCGGACTGCTGGCAATCCATGCGGGTGCCTGCTCGGGATGGGACCCGGCGGGCGAGAGAAGCCCAGAGGCGCGGGCGGCGTGGCGCGAATGGTCGGCCGCGCTCCCTCCGCCGAATATCACCGGGCCGCTTCGCAGGGCTGCGATGCACATCGGCTTCGGCGCGGTCATCGCGGTCGCCGAGGTCGCAGGCTGCCACGCCAGCGGCCCGCGCGGGTGCGATGGCAGCTGGCCGGGCCTGGACGGCCGGCTCCGCCCGCGATGCTCCCCGTGGGCCGTCAACGGACAGCACCACTGGCAGCTAGCCGGCGTCCGCCCGCTTGCCGAGCCAGTGCCGTGCAAGGGCACGCTCGGCCTGTGGCGGCTCTCCGAAGACGTCGAGCAAGCGGTGCGCGCGCAACTGGAGGTTTCCCGTGGCTGACCACGGACCATTCGAGACCGAAGACCAGGCCCGCATGCTCCCCGAAGTCCGGGCGATCCACGAGGCGTTCCGGGCGGGAACCGGCACGCTCTCCGGCGAGCCGATGCTCACCGCCGCATGCGAGGCCGCCGGGATCGAGCTGGGCGCCTATGACCGGCGGATTATCGCGTGGCTGGGGAACTGGGAGGCGCAGACCTGCGTGGTGCTCGCGGGCATCATCATGCGCGCCTACCTCGCGGGGCTCGCCGACAAAGGAACCGAAATGGAGGAAGGCAATGGGTGACACCCTGATCTGGGCGGCGGTCGTGCTCGTTCCGGTGATGACGGCTGTGGTCTGGCTGGCTCCGGCGGCACGGCGGGCAATCGATCGATCGGGGGCGGCGTACGCGGTGACGGCGGCCGGGCACGACGTGGACGTGGCGGAGCGGCGTCACCGGCTCGCCGTCGCCGCGGGCCTCATCGATGAGGAGACCGGGCGGGAGCGGGCACGGCTCGCGGCGGAGACCGCGCAGTACGAGACCGACCGGGAAGCAGCGGGGAAGGTGCTGGGCGAGGCGGTGGAGGCACGGAGGCGGGTGATCGCCGCCCGTGCCGAGGCAGAGGCCGCGCTGGCTCCCGGCGCGGCCAGGGCGGCGCTCGGCGGTGAGGACCTGGCGGCCCTCGGCGAAGCGTACGCGGCCTTCTGCCGCGAGTACGGGTATATGAACGTGCCGACCTTCGGCGAGTGGGTCGGGGACTTCAGGGGGCTGTCCCGGTGACCGCCGACGTCCTGGACGCTGAGATCAAGCCCCCGCCGAACGTGCTCCTCGCGGGCATCAACGGGTCAACCGCCTACGGGCTCGCGACCGAGGACTCCGACGTCGACCGGATCGGCTGCTACGCCGCCCCGACGTCGCAGTTCCACGGCCTGCACCTCCCGATCGGGAAGGCCGCGACCTGGGTCAGCACCAAGCCTGACGCCACCTATCACGAGGCGGGGAAGCTGGCCGTACTGATCCTCAAGTGCAACCCCACGGTCACCGAACTGCTGTGGCTGGACGAGTACGAGACGACGACCCCCCAGGGTGAGGCGCTGATCGGCATCCGGACCGCGGTCCTGTCGGCGAAGGCCGTGCGCAACGCCTACCTCGGCTACGCCACGCAGCAGTTCGGTCGGATACGGAACCGCGGAGACGGCTCATTCAGCGCCGATACCCGAAAGAGAACGGGCAAGCACGCCAGGCACCTGTGGCGGCTCCTTTACCAGGGCTCCGAGTTGCATCAGACGGGGCACCTGCCGGTGCTGCTCCACCCGTCCATGGCGAAGTTCTGCCGCGCGTTCGGCGAGGCGGTCGCCGCCGGAGATCTTGACCTGGCCTCGCGGGCGCTCGCAGACGCCGAGGCGGCATTCGACAGGCCCGGCGTGCTGCCGGACCGCCCCGACGAGGCGGCGGCCGAGGCGTGGCTTCAGGACGTCCGCCGCGCCTACTGGGACCGGGAGTGACCGCCTGGAAGGTTGCCATGACCCCGGACACGTCCGGGTGGGCTGATGATGACCTGCGCTGGGATGCCGGATTCCACCTCGGACTGTGGCGCGGATGCGAGAACGAGGCCGAGGCAAGAACGGTCGCCGGACAGGTGACCGCTCTCGGCTGGACAGCGGAAATCAAGCAGACGGAGGACGGGAATGCAGCCTGAGACCAGGCCGAAGGCGTGGATCGTCGACATCGACGGCACCGTGGCACTGAGGGGCGACCGCAGCCCGTACGACTGGAGCCGGGTCGGCGAGGACAAGCCGAACGAGCCCGTTCTCGCGGTCGTCCGCGCACTTATCGGCGCCGGACACCGGATCATCTTCGTGTCGGGCCGGATGGAGGAGTGCCGCTTCGCGACGATCGCGTGGCTGAACCGGCACCGCATCGACGCGGTTCACCTGCACATGCGGCCCGACGGCGACTACACGCCTGACGACAAGCTCAAGTGCGCAATCTACGAGCGCGAAATCCGGGACTTCTACGAGATCACCGGCGTAATCGATGACCGGGCTCGCGTTGTCGCCATGTGGCGGTCCCTCGGCCTCACCTGCTTCGCCGTGGCGGAAGGCAACTTCTGATGATCAAGGCGGCCGGCAAGACCGGCCTCGGTATCCCGCTGCTCCTGCTCGGCCTGTCCGGTGAGAACGTCACCCGGCTGGCAGCGGGCGAGCCGATCAGGGTCAGTGCGGCGCAGATGAAGCAGCTCGGCCTCCCGCAGATCGAGGTGGTCATCCACTACGGGCGGACCGAAGACGACATCCTCGCCGAGCTGAAGGCGCACGGCGTGCAGGCAAGAGAGTTCCGCGATGAGCGCAGCGAAGGAGAAGAGCGTTGACTAACCTTACCGACCTCCCCTGGCGGCAGGGTCGCCATCAGGGCCGTCACATGTACGCCCAGCTAGGCCGGCAGCCGTCCGACATGGATCCTCTGGTCGGCACCCTCGATACGGCGGAGCTGGCCGCCGAGGCGTGCCAGGCGCACAACGAGCGGCTCGCAGCACGGACTCCCGGGCTCCGCCTTCGCGGGGTGACGGGCGTCCAGTTCGGTGACGGCAACAGCCAGACCAATGTCTTCTGAGGAGCGCGTCTTGACCGATGGAGGGCCGGTGACCGGTTCCGTCTTCATCTGCCCCTGCTGCGGCGCGACGTCCAGTCATCCCGACGACATCGCACAGAATTACTGCGCCCGCTGCCATTGGTACACCGGAGACCCGCAGCTCGGGCCGCCGCACCTGGCGGAGGCGTGCCCCGAACGGAAGGCGACGGAGATGACTGAGCTTCACCCCTTCATCCCGGACTGGACCCTCAGCCCCGGCGTCCTGCTCCGCCGCGTGATGGCCGGCCGGAATCTCGCCGAGGCGGACCTGTCGCGCTGCGGGCTGCTGCCCGAGACGATCGCGGGCATCCTGGCCGGGACGTCGGCGATCGGGGAAGACGCGGCCATCAGGATCGCGAATGCGACGGGAGTGCCGTCGTCGTTCTGGCTGAACGCGGAGCACGTCTACCGGAGCGACCTCGCACGCGGGGCGGAAGACGTCAGCAGCGAGAGCAAGGAGAGCCCCCGTGGGCAAGACCAACGGAAACCATAACCGCCGCCACGGTGCCGCCAAGAGGGCAAGGTCGCGGCCGGTGCACCGGGCTGTCTGGCAGCGCCACGCGTGCTCTGCGTGCCATCAGCCCGTTATCACGGCCGAAGAGGATACCGGCGGCGGCCGGCTGAAGGGCGCGCTGATAGAGGCGGACCCGGATCCGCGCGGCGTGCTGGTCCGCGACGGCAGGGGCTACCTGGTCCGCGACCCTGCCGGCGTCATGGAAGGCGGCCGGTGGGCGTGGCATCACTGCCCGGTGAGAAACGCGGCGGGCCCGTGAGGCGCCTCGCCCGCTGGCTCCGCGACCTCGCAGACCGCATCGACTACGCGGGAGCACCGAGGGGCGTGAATTACTCGTTCACGATCGAGCCTGGGGAAGGCATCCGCTTCCGCCAGGACGGCCGGGGATGCCCGCTGTGGTACCTCGGGGACGAAGACTACCTGAGGGCGCACCACGAGGCAGGACCGGCTCCCGGTACCGGCGGGCAGTGGCAGCGGGAACCGAGACAGGAAGGACCGGGTCTTGACCACTCCCTATGACGCCTTGCCGATCGAGGTCCGCCGCGAGCAGTGGGGGTGGTTCGGGCCGCCGTGGTGGTCTTACGTTTGCTACGACGAGGCCGGCAAGGTCATCGCGGAGATGCGCAAGCCGTTCCCTGTCGGCGAGTCTTGCCTGTACTGCCGCGAGCCGTTCGACGAGGCGGCGGGCGACTCGGGGCAGGCGACCGTGGCCGTGACGACCGAAGGCGCGCGGATCGCGCACGTCCACAAGGAATGCCAGTTCCGCCAGGTCGCCGGGGGACTCGCCCATCACGAGAAACACTGCCATTGCTACGGCGGCGAGGGCAACGGCACGCCGGGGATGACGCTGCGACAGGAAGCGGTGGAGGTCTGGCGGCGCATGCAGGCCGGGATGCTGTTCCGGTGACGCCGATGCAGCGCCGGTTCCACCGGCTATGGATATGGACTCAGGACGACGCCCCGGTCTGGGTCTCCGCATACCTCGGCACCTACGCGTGGCGGCCATGGTGCTGGGTGCGCGGGTATCATCAGCCGCACCACTGCGACGTGTACTACGAGGTGTGCACCTGGTGCCTGGTGACGCTCTGGTCGAGGAAGCGGGACGGGGGCCCTAACCCGCTGCTCGGCGTTGACCGGTGTCCGGCTGGCTGGCGGCGGATGTGGGCCGGGGGACAGTTCGGGAAATGGATATGATCACGTTTAGGTAACGGCTATTGACAGGCATGCCGTAATTTACGGGAACCTGATCGATAGCGTCCAGGTGAAGGTCTCGCGATCATTGCAGGCCCAAACCTGAAGGAGGCCCCCCAGTGGACCAGAAGACCACTAACGCATGGCTAGTTTTCCTTGCGGCACTAGCCCTCGGCGTCCAGGTGGTAGGCACCTGGTTTCAGTACCAGCAGCTCCAGATCGCACGCCAGGCGAGCTAGGCTAGCCCGCAGGACTCCCACTGGGGGAACGCTAGGAATGGGTGACCAGTCACCGCTCGCGGCGGATTACGTGCTGGCCGGTGCTCGAAACCGTAACGAGATCCTGTCTCCCCCGCCTCACCGAAGGGTGGCCGGGCGTACCGCGAACGGCCCGGCACCCGCCCCCCTTGCAGGTAGCCTGCTTTCCGTTGGGGCGTAGTACGGCCGCCGCCGGGGCGCTACCCGGCGGCGGCCGGGCCCCGCTGTATCCTGATCCCGCGTCGTGCAATAGCGCGGCGAAGTCGTGAGCCTCGCAGTCTTCCGGACGGTGGATGGGCGGGGCTTCGCGCTTCCCGAGGACTAGACTCGGGAGCGGCCGCCGCGCCGGCCTGGCTCCCCACGGCGACGGGGACAAGTGGGCTCAGCCCTCGCGCGGGCAAGCTTCCCGGCTCCGGCCGGGAGATAGAGGTCGCGGGTTCAAATCCCGCCAGGGACTCTCGGGTGTCCCTGTAGCTCAGTCCGGCAGAGCAGGGGAAGGCGCGGCGCTCACGCTCCGCGCCTTCCTTGCTTCCCGGGCTCAAGTTCCGTTGGAGCGTCACGGCCTGGTTCCAGCCCCCAGGGTCGTCCCGTTGCACGCGGCGCTCGTCACGGGCGTTATCTCCCGTCTCTTGCTTCCCGGGGAAGATCGCGATTCGCGATTCGTGATTCCAGGGCGGATGCGGGAGGGGCTCTATGGGGTCAGGTCATTTTCGGGGCGTTTAAGTGTCCGGACTCATCCCGACCCAACCATACGTGTCCGGACCATAAAACACCTCCTGGCCTGCGTGAACGTGAACCGGAACGCGCCCGCCTGCATGCCGCTGAAGTTCGTGCGGTAGTGCAGCAGCAGCACTCTCAGCAGCCATAACGACCCCGCCGGGAGGTCAGAGGTCATTCTGGGGGCATCTGCGCTCTCCGCAGGAGCCGAGAAGAACGCGTTCATGATCTCCCGCGCCCGGTCCTCGTCGGCCGGCATGAAATGGGGCCTGGTCTTCAGCACGACCCCCTGCGTGTCGCCGAGGTACGCCGCGGTCTTCGCGAGGCCCAGGCCCTTCGACAGCCACTCGGACGCGGCCGTGTGGCGCAGGACGTGCCACCCGTTCACCTGAGCCGCCGCCGGTACCCCCGCGGCCTTCCGTGCCCTGTCCCACGGGCGCTGGACCGTCCCCCTGTACCAGGGGCGCCCGCCGTTCGTGAACACCAGGCGCCGCGTGAGGTCCCCCTCGATCTTCCCGTCGCGCCGCACCCTCGGCAGCGTCACCGCCGTCGCCGGGCACCCGGCCAGGTGCGCGGACAGCATCAGGATCACCTCGTCGGCGACCGGCACCTCGCGGGGCTTCTTGTTCTTCGTCGGCGCGAAGACCAGGATCTTCCCCCGCAGCGGCGACGGGCGCGGCGGCGACGTCAGGTCGGCCACCCCGGTCACGTCCATGTACTTGACCTGATACGAGATCCCGCACGTTTTCCGCAGGAAGTCGAGGTCCTCCAGCGCGACCGCGCACAGCTCCCCCTGCCGGTGCGCGCAGCACGCCCCGAGGTAAGGCATCGGCTGCATCCCGGCGGGCAGCTCCGCGGCCACCGCCTCGACGCGCTCGCGAGGCCACGCGACGGCCTGGCTCTCCACCGGGCGGGGCTTCTGCACCGAATCGGCGGCCAGCGGGTTCAGGGCGATGATCTTGTCGTCCACCGCGGCGCGGAACACCTGGCTCACGTCAGTGATCATCAGGAGCGCCGTATTCGCGTGCCCGGGCAGGCTCGCGATCCATCCCTGGACGATCGACACGCGGCGCGACAGCGCGGCCATCGGGTACTGGCCGATCGAGTTGCCGCCCTGCGCGGTCTTCCCCTTCGCCGCGCCCTTCGCGCGCCCCTCGTAGACGTGGTTCTCGAACGCCGACCGGATCCGCTCGGCGGTCACCGGGTCGTGGACGCGGGTCTTCCGCCACTGCTCGGCGTAGACCTGGAAGGTGATCTTCCCGGCCCGGTCATCGACGAACGTCCCGGCCCGGACGGATGCCTTGAGCTCGGCTTCCTTGTCCTTCGCGTCCTCCTCGAACTCGAAGTTCTGCTTGACCTGGCGCCCGTCCTGGTCGGTGCCGCGCACCTGCCAGCGCAGCCCCGTCCCGTGCGCCGAGCTCGGCGCCTTACGGTGCTGGCCGCACTTCTTCGCTCCCGCCGGGGGATGGGCGAGGTGCCACCGGTCGTAGACGCTCACTGTTCCTCCTGCGCTTCGGGGGAGCCGGGGGAGTCCGGGGGACCGGTCCAGACGGTCACCCGGCCTTCGTCTACCTCGATCCGGACGGATGCCGAGGCGGGGTCGGGGATCAGGAGCGCTGTCGCGAGCGCGCCCTCGACGGCGGCGCGGATGTCCGCGGTGGACAGGCCGGAGATGAACGCCTCCTGGATGAACGCGGCAATGCCGGTGACGGCGAATACCCGTGCCGCGGCCTCGCCCGGCTCGGGGACGGCCGGGGCAGGCGCGTTCCAGTGGTGCGGCCGGTTCTCCCGGCTGAAGACCACTTCCGCGCCCCGTGCGGCCCGGTCGCTCCTCGCTGACACGGGCAGGCTGCCCAGGGGGACCTCGCCTGCCGCCCAGGCGTGCAGCAGCGGGGGCGTTTCCTTCACCTGCGGGGTGAGCTCGTACTCGTCGGCGAGGTGATCGATGTCCATCGGGGGCAGCAGCAGCCGGCCGGGCGCGGTCCCGAGCGCGATCGCGAAGGCGACGAGGTCGTCCACGCTGGCCCTGCGGTCCCCCTTCTCGGTCTTGAGGAGCGCGGTGTCGCCGACAGGGTGGCCGATGGCGGCGAGCCGCCGGGCGAGCTCGGCGTAGCTGAGCCCCTGCTCCTGGCGGATGCGCCGCAGGTTCGCCGCGACGAGCCTGGCCGCCGGGCCGGCTTCCTTTGATCCTGCCATTCGGGCAGTAAACCATCTGGCTGGACAGGGCGCAACCGCTCCGGTATGGTCCGGTTGCATTACTTCCCTAAGAGCAGGATTCCTGCCGGATCAGGAGGGCGCCATGCCCGGCGCACAGAAGCCGCCCGAGAAGCGCCCGCTGGCGAGTCCCGAGGAAGTCGGCGATTACCTGGGGGGGATCTCCCCGGACACCCTCAAGGACTGGCGGCACAAGCACGAGGGCCCCAAGTACATCCCGGTGGGCAAGCATGTCCGCTACGACCTGGATGACGTTGACGCCTGGCTCGACGCGCGCCGCGTCGACCCGCGGCCGGCCGCGCAGGGTGCCGCATGATCGCCGCCGTTCTCCTCGCCGAGCCCATCGACATCCTTCCGGCACTGGCCCTCGCCGCCTGCGGTGCCGTGTCGTTCGCCTCCGCATGCCTCGACATCGCCCGCACGGTCAGGAGTGCCGCGTGAACGCCGACGCCCCCACCCTCCCCAACGAAGACTGGCGGGAACTCCGGGAGCAGCCGTACCTCGGGCCGAATACGGGCGAGGTGCTCGACGCGACCGCAGTGCTCGAGGAACTCGCCGCACGGCAGTCGGCGGTAACCGCCACGCGGGAGTTCCCCCCGTACGACGGGCCGTACACCGGGGAGCAGGAACGGCTTGCGCCCGGGGACCAGCTCAGGGCGCTCGGCGAGCCGGAGCGCGCCGAGCTCGACCGGGCAGCCGCAGTCATGGCCCCGGGCCGCGGCCGTCATTCCGCCCCGCCGTCGACCCCCGCGGGCGTGGTCCTGGCCAGGCACGGGGCGAGGTTCACCGCGTTCAGCGCGATCGGCGCCCTGGTCCTCGTCGCCGGCATTGCCGTGCAGGCGCTCCTGGTCGCCGCCCATGCAGGCCGGTACGGGTCCTACGCTGGGCAGGCCGTGTTCAGCATCGAGGCGAGCTTCGCCCTGAACTGGCGGGTGACGTGGCGGGACCGGCGGTCGCCGTTCTGGCCGGCGGCGTGGCGGTTCAACGTGCAGAAGCTGGCCCTGACCGCCCCGAACTTCGCCCTGTACGCGCTGCTGCTGCGCGTCGGCCTTGGGTGGCTGGCCGCGAACCTGGCAGTCACCGCCGTGTTCCTGGCGGCGAACTACGTCACCGGCGACCTGTGGACGTTCACCGCCACCCGCGTCGCCCGCAAGAGCCGCGACGGCGGGGTGCTGCGGCCTGTTGTTCCGCTGCCGCCGCGGTGGCAGCCTTCCGTGAGCGCGGTGATCCCCTGCAAGGGGAACGAGGCGACGATCCTGGCGACCGTGGAGTCGCTGCTCGCCCAGGACTACCCGGGGCTCCTCGAGGTGATCCTCGTCGGCGACGTCGGCGACTCCACCTGGGCCGCGCTGGACGGAGTGCGGGACCGGCGGCTGAGGCTGGTCGAGCAGGAGAAGACCCCCGGCCGCCGTGACCCGAACGTGAAGCGGGACAAGGGCGTCCGGGCCGCGCACGGGGAGGTCATCGCCCTGGCGGACTCCGACATAGTGATGGACCCCGGGTGGCTGACCCGGGCCGTGGGCCTCCTGCGGGAGCAGGGCGGGGGCCTGGTCGGCGGGGGGATGCGGGCGATCCGGCCGCACAAGTTCTGGCCCCGGTTCGTCGACAACAACATCCTGGCGGCGAAGACGTCGCGGATCCCGGGCCCGTACGCGGTGACGGCGGCGAACTTCGGGCACCGGGGCCGCAAGCCCCCGGTCACCGCCAACGCGGTCGTCACCCGGGCCGCGTACGAGGCGTGCCCCCTGGACGTGGCGTGGGCGTACGGGTACGAGGACTACGAGTGGATGCACCGCCTCGCCGAGGACGGGTGCCCGATCACCATGCACCCGGGCCTGACCGGTGATCATCATCACCGGGAGAAGTTCGCGCACCTGGTGCGCGAGTACCGGCGGTCCGCGCACGGGTGCGCCCAGTTCGTCCGGCGGCACCCGGGGTCGGCGCTGGCGGGGAAGCGGAGGGCGCAGGCCTTCGGCCTCCCGGTCGCCGCTCTCGCCGCGGTGATCGCGGCAGCCGCCGCCGCGGCGGAAGGGCACGCCCTCGCGGTGCTGGCACTGGCGGTCGGCGCGCTGGCAGTCCTGTCGGGACGGGAAGCGGTGCGGTCCCGGTCCCTCGAGGCAGCCGCCTACCCGGCCGCGGCCCTCGCCCTCGGCGGGGTGTTCGCGTGGACGCTGACCACTACCCTGCTGATGCCCACCGAACGAGACGCTCCGGTGTGGGATTCCGCGGGCCCGCGGGCGCCGGCGCGCGGGCTGGGACGCGCCGGGCTGCTCGCGCTCGCCGCCGTCTTCGCCGCCGGTGCCGTCCTGCGCCTGTGGTCCCTGGCATCCCGCCCCGGCTGGCAGTACGACGAAGGCGTCTACACCCAGGTCGCGACGGGCCTGCTGCGCCACGGGCAGCTCGCCGAGCACGCCACCTACGGCACGGCGGTGACCACTGACCTGTTCCAGCCGCCGTTCTACTTCCTGGCGCTCGCCCGCTGGTTCGCCGCCGCCGGGCCGTCCGTCTACCACGCCCGGCTCCTCGGGGCGGCGTGCTCGCTTGCGTCGCTGGGACTGCTGTACCTGCTGGTCCGGCGGGTCCACGGGCCGCGGACGGCGCTGTTCGCCATTGTCCCGGTCATGCTCGACGGGTGGTTGCTGTACATCCAGCGGGTCAGCTACCTGGAGAACGCGCTGCTCGCGCTCATCACCGGCGGGATGCTGCTGTACCAGGCGGCACTGGACCGCCCGTCGTGGCAGCGGTTCGCCGCCGCCGGATCCGTCCTGGGGTTCGCCGCGGCGTTCAAATACACCGGGACGTATGTTCTCGTCGCGGTCGCCCTGTGCTGGCTCATCCGCCGCGGTGACCGCCGCGGGCACCTGGTGCTCCTCGGCTGCGCGGCCGCCGCGTTCGCCGGGTGCATCCTCATCGAGGCGCGGATGTTCGGCGGCCACCTGTGGTGGCAGGACACGATAGTGCAGGTTCGCCGGGTCCTCGGCGTCCAGCAGTCCGGCGGGACGCTGACATCGCCGGCGAAGGCGCTGCACCTGCTCTTCGGCGAGTACTGGATGTTCGCGGCCAGCCTCGCGGTCGCGTGCGCGGGCGTGGTGACGGCGCTGCGGCGGGTCCGGTCGGCGTGGCGGGCGCGGAACCTCGCCTCGCTGCGCGGCAACGCCCTGCTGCTGTCGTGGATGACTGCCGGGGTCGTCGTGTTCGGTGCCAGCTCGCTGCGGTTCCCGCAGTACTTCGCCCTCATCCTCATTCCCGCCTACGCCTACTTCTGGACGGAGGCGCACCGGCGCCAAGTGCGGCCGCGTTACCGCGCGGTAATCGCCGCTGCGGCGGTCGCGGCCGGGCTGCTGTCGTTCGGCGCCCGCGTCGCCGCCCATGACGACAACGTGTTCGCCGGCGTGCAGCAGTACGCGGCCGCATCGATCCCGCCCGGCGCGGTCGTGATCGCCGACGAGGCCGTCGGGGACCTGATCGGCCAGCCGTACTGCCGTGAGCAGGTATCCGGCCCGTGCGAAGGGGAAGCGTCCTGGGCGATCACCTGGGACACCTACCTCCAGACGACGCAGTCGCTCGGGGACGTGCCGTTCCGGCGCGTGTTCGCCGGGGCGGTCCCGGTGAGGTCATGGACCGGGTTCAACGGGACCGTCACCGTCTGGAGGCTGCGCCGGTGAGGCGGCGCGCTGCGGGCTGCGCGGCCGCGGCCCTGCTCCTGGCCGGCTGCACGGCGCGCCTCAGCTTCAGCTCCGGCCCGGTACCCCCGGGGCCTTCCCCGGCGCCGTACCGGCTCACGGCGGGCGTCGTGCTGTACGCCGACCGGGACTGGCCGCTTGCCGATACGGAGGCGCGCGGGCGGCAGAGCATCGCCTGGGCTGCCCGCGTCCTGCACGTCAGCGCGGTGCAGATCGCATGGACGTACGAGGTGCGCGGCGACCGCGCGAGCACCGTCGACGCGGCCGGTCCCGGCACCCCGCCGCCGGCCGACATCGGCGCGCTGACGTCGATCGCCCGCTCGTACGGGCTCCAGGTCACCTACCGGGTGCTGCTGCGGGTCCCGGGGCGCGTCGAGCCGCTGCGCCCGGCGCGCCCCGCGGGGTTCCTCGGCAGCCTCCTCGCCGCCGAACGGCCCTACCTGGCCCTCGCGCAGCAAGACCATGTCGCAGAGTTCATCGCCGGGACCGAGCGCGCCTCGATCGCGTCGAGCCCCCGGTGGGCCTGGTTCTTCGCGAAAGCGGCGGGCATCTACCGCGGCATCCTCTCCTACGCCCAGTGGGGCGGGGAGCCGGGCGACGGCGGGTTCTTCTACGGTGACGGCCACCTCATGCCGGTCAGCGAGTACGGGGTGACCGCCTACCCGAACATCGCCCTCCCGGCCACCGCCACGGTGACGGATCTGACCGCGGCATGGGAGGCCTTCCTGTCCCGCGTCCCCGCGCCGGTGCTGCACCGGACCGCGATCGACGAGATCGGCATCCCCGCAGCGGCAGGCGCGTACGGGAGACCGTGGGACTGGCCAGGGTCCGGGCCGCCCGACGACGAGGTGCAGGCACGCTGGTTCACCGCCGCCTGCACCGCAGCAGCCGCCGAGCACATGCGCGGGATCTGGTTCTGGAACATCAACCTCGCCGACGACCCGGCAGCCCCGTCGCCGTCACCGGTGAAATTCGAGAACCGCCCGGCAGCCGAGGCGGCCATCCGGTCATGCACGGAAGGGGGCCGATGATGCTCGCGAGAATCATCTCGCTTATTGCCTGCGCCTTCGCCGGCGCGGCACTGGGAGTAAGCGTCGCCCATGGCGGGCCGTCCGGGCCGCGCGGCCCGCAGGGAGCGCCCGGGCCGCAGGGCCAGACCGGGCGCAACGCCGAGACCGCCCACCTCGGCGTATGCGTGAACATCACCGCGGGGAATATGGGCTTCCTCCAGCTATCAACCTCGGCATGGAACCTGGACCAGCCGGTGACCGCGCCAGTGCTCACCGACGGAGTGCCGTCCTGCCCGTCGGGACAGTTCGTGTCCATCGTCCCGCAGGCGTCCGGGTGAGCGGGGCGGAGTGGTGCCTGACTTTCGCGGCCGTGGCCTGCGTCTTCGGCGCGATCGCGACCGCCATGACGGCCCGCTGGGCGCTGGCGGCGTTCCTGTCGGGAATGACGGCGGTCGCCTACGCGGTCCTCGCGCTGTTCTATGCGCTCCACGGTGACGGACTGCTGACCGGGGTCCATGCCTTCAACGCCGCGATGTGGGCGTGGATCTGGTGGCGGCGCAGACGGGGAGGCCGGAAGCGGTCGCTGCGCCAGCTCGGGCACAAAGCGCGGGCGAGGCTCGCCGCACTGGCCAGGAACATGCCCCGCCCGGGTCCGGTACTGCGGCCAGTCCCGCAGGCGGCACGGGCGTGAACGGACAGGACGACAAGAACCCAGGGACGGGAGAGGGACTGATGGGCGACAGCACGGCACCGGGGACCAGCGGGCCGGAAGTCATGGAGAGGCTGCTGCGCACCGGCGAGGTCGCCGTAATGTTCCGCGTCGACCCGAAGACGGTCCGCAGGTGGGCGAGCACGGGGAAGCTGACGTCCATCCTGACCCCGGGAGGGCGGGACCGCAGGTACCGGGAGGCGGAGGTACGGGAGCTGATCGACGGGTCCGACACGGGACGGGGCGAAGGATGACCGCCATGGCCAGTGCGAAGACGCCCCTTGATCCCGTCGCCGTCCTCGCCGATCTCGCGGAGTGGTGGCGGAACCCCGGCGACACGGGCCTGCGGGCGCGTGTCGAGCACACCCGGATCGCGGGCAGCCAGTGGGACCAGCAGGTGGCGGAGGGCACGGAGAACCCGTACTGGGAGATCATCCGCCAGCTTCCCCTCGAAGACCTCGCGACCTTCTGGCGGCCGCCGCGCCCGGAACCTGCCATGTACGTCATGAGCCCGCAACCGGACCACCGCATCATCGTGGGCAGGGACGGTCTGTGCGGCACGTTCTCTTGGTCGATCCCCTCGCCTGGCGACATGACGTGGATGAAGCGGGTTCTCGCCGGGCGCGGCACTGTCGAGACAGGCGCTGGGGGGGGTACTGGTCCTGGCAGATGCGGCAGGCTGGCATCGACGCGGTCGCGTACGAGCCGCTCGACATCGCGGACAACAAGTACGCGCGCCGCGAATGGGCGGAACTGCTCCGCGACGGGCACGACGCGCCGAAACGCCACCCGGACCGCGCCCTGTTCCTGTGCTGGCCGTCCTACGGCGACCCATGGGCGGCCCACGCCCTCTCCTGCTACGAGGGCGACCTGCTCATCTACTGCGGCGAGCCCGAGTGCGGGTGCTGTGCCGACGACGAGTTCTTCAAGCTCGTCGACAGCGAATGGGAGGAAGCCGGGCGATCACCCGCGCACATCTCCTACTGGGGAATCCATTGCTACCTGACGGCCTACACGCGGAAAGGGAGGTAGCGGTGCACCACCCGCCGATGCTGCCCCCGGGGATGCCAGGACCGCGACCCCCTCAGCCCCCGGTACGGCCGGACCCGGATAGCGGTCGAGAGCCGATCGGGCTGAACTGTCCCGAGTGCGGGACGCTCGCGGTATTCCTGATCGGCGATGACCAGGCGTTCTGCGGCGTCGACGGCTGCCGGATCCTGAAGTGGGATCCGACCATGACCCGGGCGGAGATGCTCGCCGAGTGCATCCACGAGATCGACCTGCGGACATCGCGGGAGAGTGCTCCATGAGCGCGGAACTCACACCCGGCCGCGCTGAGCGAATGCAGGCCATCTACGACCAGGTACCGAAGATGGCCGACTGCAAGGGCAACTGCTGGATCTCCTGCGGACCCGCCAGCATGACCCCGTGGGAACGGCGGCGTCTCGCGCTCGCGGGCCACAAGATCACCCCGGATGAGACCGCCCGCCGCGCGCCCTACGACTTCTGGTGCGAGGCCCTCGGACCTGACGGCCGGTGCATGGCCTACGGCATCAGGCCCCTGATCTGCCGCCTGTGGGGCGCTGTCGAATGGCTACCGTGCCCGTGGGGATGCAAGCCCGAAGGCGGGTGGATGCCCGACGACGAGGCGTTCCGGCTGCTGCTCGAAGCGACGGAGCTCGGCGGCACGGGACACCCCGTCAGCCCCGAGGCGTTCGAGAAGCTGAAGGACCCCGCCCAGGTCGCCGCCCTCGCGAGGGAACTCGCGGGGAAGGGCACCGGCGAAGCGGCCCGGTTCCGGTCCTACGGTGCCGTTTTGCCCGCCTCGATCACGCGCCGGGCGCGCCGAGAGTGATGGAAGTCTGATCGGCCCGGCAGTACTAGCCGCGTTCCGCGTGGAAGTGCGTACAGACACAGAGGAGCAGCGGTAATGGGAATCGATGAGGCCCGCGAGGCTACACAGAAGCAGATCCTCGCCACGCTCAAGGAAATGCGGAACTTGCTCGCCGAGATCAGGGACCTGCTGGACGACGGACTCCCGGAGGGACCAGGTCCTGAGGCGAACACGAAAACGCGCCCCGCTGACCGAAGCCAGCGGGGGCGCGTCGTGATCATCGACAAGCAGGACGTCAGAAACCCAGACTGACACCCCTCACGCTAGCGGGCCGAGGATAGCCGGGAACGCGAAAAACGCGCCTGGCCACCCGGAGGCGGTCAGGCGCGTCTCGCGATCCCCTTGAAACTACGGTGCAGCGGAAGCCTACACGCCGCCGGCCTCAAGGCTGGCGATGATCGCGCTGATGCGGGCCGCGACCTTCCCGGCACCGGCGGCGAGGGCGGCGATCTCGGGCGCGGCGGACGGGCCGGCAGCCTCGGCGATCTTCTCCACGATGGCCGCGAGGGCGGACACTTCGGGGCCGAGGCCCTTGAGCTTGCCGAGGTCGGCTTCGACGGCGAGGAGGCGGGACTCGGCGGTCTTCCCGAACTTCTCGAACCAGTCGCGGAGGCGGGCGAGGAAACCCTCGTGCGAGGGGGCAGGCCCGGGTACGGGGGCGGGGGCTGTCTCGGTCATTCTGTTCTCCTTCGGTCGGTATCCGGGATGAGGGGAAAGCGGGCGGTAAGGCCGCCGGGCTGCTCACGGGGTTATCCAGAGGATCAGCGGCTGCAGGACGGGAACCTCGGGGTTGTCGGTGATCTTCAGCCAGGCCTTCCACGCCCCCGTCGCGAGGGCGATTCCCCCGTTCACGGGCCCGACGAGGACCTGCGCCCAGTCCTGGCCGCCGGGGTAAGCCACCCATGACCCGGCGTACCACTGCGACGGCTCTGCGGCCGGGTAGGCGTTCGCGTCCGTGAACGCGAACGCCACGGGATCACCGGTCGGGTCGTAGCCGCCGCTGATGCTGGTGACCGCGACGAGGACCTGTATGTACTGGGTGGACAGCACCGGCTGCGACAGTGTCTGCACCCGTCCTCCTCAGGAGTTCCGGGCGGTGCGGGCGGCCCACAGCTGCCTCGCGGCGGGGGCACCCCACACCTGCCTCGCGGCGGCGGCGGAGAACAGGACCGGCAGCGGGGCAGGAGCCGCGGCGCCGGCCAGGACCAGGGCGGGGCGGGCGGCGAACCACCTGGGGTCGGGCGGCCCGGCTGCGATGACGGGCCCCGGGGTCGTCAGGACGGGGGGATCGGCGAGCGTGCCCCTGGTGATGAACGCTGGGACGGCCGGCAGCACAGGCGGCTGTGACGTGATGACCAGCGGTCCCGGTGCGGAAACCGGTGTTACGGCGGGCGCCTGCTTGCCGGTCAGCACCTGCACGGGACTGGCGCCGAACCACCGGGGATCGGCCGGTGCGGCGATGACGACCGGGGCGGCAGTCGTGAGCACCGGGGGGTCCTGCAGGGTGCTGCGGAATACCAGGACCGGCGGCGTGGCCGTCTGGGACGCCGCGGGCTGAGACGTTACGACGACCGGGCCGGGAGTGGTCAGGACCGGCGGGTCGGCGAGCGTGCCCCGGACGGTGACGGCGGCACCGGTGAACCACCGGCGGTCAGCCGGGGCGGCGATGACGACCGGTGCGGGCGTGGTGAGGACCGGCGGGTCGGCCAGGGTGCTCCGCAGGACCGTTGCCGGCTGCGTCGCCGTCTGCGCCTGCGACGGCTGCGAGGTAACGACGAGCATTACCTTCGCGATGAAGTCGTCAGGATCTTCCAGCGAGCCGCGGGAGATGACCGGCACGCTCGGATAGCTGCGCCCCGCTATTGCCATGCGTCGCCTCCCGCGGCTCGCTAGGCGGAATCGGCGAACGCTGCTGCGGCTAGATGCGCTTGAACACCGCGTCGAGGCGCACGTTGACCGCGGCGGGGGCGGTCAGGCGGATGGCGAAGCCCGCGCTGGCGATGTTGTCCAGCTCGTCGCCGAGCGGGATGTCGTACAGGAGCACGCCGCCGTTCGGGGTCAGCAGGTTGGCGCGGGCGAACGTCTGCACGGTCGGCTCGGAGGAGCAGTTCGACCCGGCGAGGAACGCGCTGGCGATCCGCACGCCGCTGGTCTGCGTGACGGCCGCCGACTGCGAGGTGTTGCCGGTGCCGGGCGTCGAGTTGGACGCGGCGGACAGGGCGTTGACCTCCCAGAACACCGGGATGGCGGAGGCGGTCACGCCGTCGAAGCCGATGCTGAACTTCTTCAGTGACATGCCGTGGCCCGCCGGGGTGACGATGAACAGCGCGGTCTTGGCGGTAGCCGCCACCAGGGGAACAGCGGCGTTCGTGGCCACTGCGTAGAGTGCGTCGGACATTTCTGCTCCTTTTACCAGCTAGCTGCCTGAATGGCGGCCAGTGACGGGACTACGAGCGGCTGAGCGGGGAGCGAGGAGACGGCACCCGGCGGGGCGAACACGGCGGCGACGCTGATCCAGCCGGCGTCTGTGAACAGCCAGTCCCACGCGAGCGTCGCGGGACTGGTAAAGATCTGGTAGCCGAACCAGAACGCGTTGCCGGCCTGCGGCGCGGTCAGCTGGGTCGCGGCGGCCGGGAACTCCCCGGAGGTCAGCCCCGACCCCGATGACGGGTAGGCGCCGCCGATCACCAGGCCCCCGGCCGGGACCGCCAGCGACGAGGACACGACCTCGTTGGGCGTGCTAGGCGCGCCCTGGACGTAGCCGCCTGCGGTTTCGGACCCGATCCCGGACCACTCCGAGATGTTGAAGCTCATGAAGGCCGCGTTCGGGGCGGTCAGCGTGACGCTGGTGATAGCGCTCGCGCCGAGGGTCCAGGCGATCGCGATCGCCCGGCCCGCGTTCAGGCTGGCGTCCGGAGTCGACGCCGGCGGGTTGGACGACAGCGCCGTGGCGACCTGCCAGGTGTTGCCCGCCGTGTCGGTGATCGTCGAGGGGTACGCGCCAGAGCTGCCGCCGGTGTAGAGCTGCCCGATCGCTACGAGCGCATTGCCCCCGGCACTGGACCGGCTCACCGCCAGGGAGTTCGCGCTGGCCGTGTTCGTGGCCTGGCCCACCAGGGAGATGGTCACCGGAAGCCCGGCTTCCAGCCCTGGCGCATGCCCTTGAGCGCGCTGCGGTTGAGAGCCATGCGCGGTCACCTCCAGGGGAAGGGGCGACCGCCGCACGGCAAGGGGCCTGGCAGTATGGGCGGGTGAGCACCTGGGAGGAGCGGATGGCCGCGCAGGCGGAGGCCAGGGGCTGGACGCTGCGGCAGGAGTGGAACCGTGAGGCCCGCGCCGCCGGGGAGATGCCAGACGAGCACGAGGGCCATCACCGGCACCTGAACGGCTCGATGGTCGAATGCTCCTGCGGCGAGGAATCCGGCGTGATCTGCGTCGCGTTCCCGGTGTTCGGGACCGACGAGGAATCGGACGCGTTCTGGGACTCGCTCGCCTGCCGCGAATGCGGGAAGAAGGGCGTCAGCGGGCCGCTAAGCGACCCGAAGCCCTAAGCGCGGCAGGCCGGGCTTGCGTCAGGCCGCCGACCCGGTGAGGAGAACGCCCCAGGTCTGCGCCCCGGCGATCCCGTCGGCCGTGATCCCGTAATGCGCCTGCACCGCCTTGACCCCGGCGGCGGTCGCCTTCCCGAACACGCCGTCGTCGACGACCGCTGCTGCCGCCGGGATGCCGTTGATCTTCCCCGTCAGCGCGACGAGCGCCTGGAGCCTGCGCACCGGCCAGAACTGGCCCGGCTTGTCTGAGTCGCCCTGCTTCAGGACGGGAAGCTTTGCCATGTCGACCTCCGCATAAGCCGGGGATGGTGACGGCACGGGCGTGCCGAAGAAGTCATCGAGGAGGCGGGACTGGTCGAGCGTGCGGCCGAGAGCGTTCGAGGTCCATTGCGTGCCGTCGGCGTCGAACGAGAGCTGCCCGCAGGACTTCGGGCCGCAGATGTGCTCGCCCTCCCCGTAGTGCGCCGTCCACAGCCGGATCGCGGTCCGGATCACCGGGATGGCCCGGATCACCGGGATAACCGCCGCCTCCATGGTGGAGGCGCTCGCGTAGATGCACGGCCTGTCGATGCCGCGCCTGCGCTGCCGGGCGTACCAGCCGGGGATGTCCGACGGCCGCGCCGCCCCCGATTCGACGTCGAGCGCGTCGGCGTCCCGATCGGCGAACAGGGCGATCGACAGGTGGTGCGCGGACGGGAACGCGGACACGATGTGCGCGTAGTTGGGCTGGTCGCCGATCCCGCCGTCGACGTAACCTGCGTACGCGGCGGCACCGCCCGGGAACTGGTTGCTGAACGCGGTGTCGTACATCGTCGTGCCGGTCAAGGCGCTTCCCCTTTCAGGCTCGCGGCCACTGCCGCGTCTCGGGCCTGCGCGGTCAGGGCGGTGTTCGCCCGGACTTCCGCGAGGATCGCGAGGATCTTCTCGTCCTGCGCCGCGAGGTGCGCGGCCTGCTCGGACTGGCCGTGCAGGAGCGCCTCAACGTCGTCGAACTGGCGTTTCGCCATCCGGTCGGTGGCCTCTGCCAGGACGGCGGCGCCGACGATGATGACCGGCAGGAGCACCAGCTGGATGAACTGGCTGCTCGCCCACTGGACGAACCCGGCGGGGCCGCCGTGCAGGGCAGCGGGCAGTCCGTAGAGGGCGAGCAGCGTGAACGCGTACGCGCACCACATCGTCCCCACGCCCCGTGTCACCACCACGGCGGCGCGGGTGTTGAAGCGGGTCACCGGGCTGCCGCCGGCGCGGGCGACCGTGACCGGCCCCGCCTCGGCCCGGTGCCTCAGGTGGGGGTGGGGTACATGCTCGTGCAGGGTCATACCGCCCCCGCCCGCCTACTTCTTGAGTATCGCGACGATGACGGTGGCGACTGCGATGAGGACGATGAGCGCCTGGATTACCTGCCCGGCGTCGAGGCGGCGCTCGGTACGGGACTCCGCCGCCCCGCCGGTGCGCCCGGCCGTGGACGCGACATACTCGCTCAGCGGCTTGATCGCGGCGGTCATCTCCCGCACCGCATTGGCCAGGTCATCCTTCGTCGCGTACAGGCCGCGCTCGGAGTTGATCTGCTCGCGGAGCTTGTTGGCCTGCTCGTCCCTGTAGGTCTGGGCCTGCCGTGCGAGGTCGAGCGCGTCACGGTCGGCTGTGTCCTTGATGCGGAGGGCTTTCTCCCGCTCGACGCCGATCTCGGCGTGCCGGCGGTCCCGTTCCGCCGCCAGCAGTGCGTCTGCCGCCCGGAGCGCCGCCAGGTGCTCCCGCAGCGGGATCGTCCCGGGCATCACTCCCCGCCGAACGCCCGGGTGATCACCTGGCACGCCTGGTCAAGGTGGAACATCTGGGTGGTCGTCAGCAGGTCGGCGCGGTTCTTGGCGGTCATGCGGTCGGTCGCCTCCGTCCTACTTGCCGCAGTGCCAGCAGGGACTAGGCTCGCCGTCTGGCCACTTCTCCAGCACATAGGCGCGCTTCACCTCAAGCAGGCCGGCCCGCGACGGGTGCGGATCCCACGCGATCTCGCCGTCATCGCCGACCACGGCGTGGTCTCCCGTTCCGCGCACGGTCGGGCCGATCACGATTGAGCGGCCGGGCGGGATTCCGGAAACCATGCGCCAGTCCAGGCCGTGACCTCGGAGCCACAGCCGCGCCGCCGGCTCCCACCACATGAAGTCCGCGAAGTTCGGAACGGCGTCCAGGTCCAGGCCGAGCGCGGACGCCACGGCCGACTGAAGGCAGTTGCCGTAAACGCCTCGCGCCTCGTTCTCGGGGCTGTACAGGATCGTCTGGGTGACTTCGCTTATCTCGCTCAAGCGGGCACCATCTCGCCATTGCGGATCCACCCGTGCCACGGTGCCCGCTCGTCGAGGTCGTTGATCGACGGGTGAACGGTCAGGTTCGGGGCTTCCCCGGTCACGGTCCACAGGGCACCGCTGCCGTGCGCGGGAACGCAGGTGTACCAGATGCCCCGGTTCGGCAGGACGATCGCGTAGCAGGCACCGCCGTGGGCGGCATCGTGGTCGTGGTCGTGCCACATGTCGCCCGGCTCAAGGCGGCGGCCGGGCTCGTCGGGGTCGACGATGCGGAGCGGGATGCCGGTCACTTCACCGCCGCGGCGGTGAGCATGTGCTGGTGGATCATGTCCGCCCGCGCCCGCGCCTCGGCCGCCACGTGCGCGTCCCTGATGATCACCAGAACGTTGTCCTGCTTCGTCTCCCCCGAGTCCGACCAGTTGGTTGACCCGGTGATCACGTCCAGGCTGTCAACCACGGCCATCTTCAGGTGGATGATCGCGCCCCGCTCCGACCGGCCGATGGCGACGGTATTCGACGGGAACGCGTCCTTGGCGAGCAGCGCCGCCTCATGCTTGCCCGCCGCCTGCGAGGAATCGAGGGTGAGCTGAACGAAGCAGTGCTCGTCGTCGAGCTTCTCGTGGAGCAGCGTGACGAGTTCGTCATCGTCCAGCCCGTACATGACCACCACGAGGCTGGACGTGGCAGCGTTCATCGCGTCGAGCAGGGCGCCGTGAACGTCGTCGACCGGACTGAAAAACGAGAGCGGCGACGACGGATAGCCGGGAGGGAACGATCCGCCCCGCTTCCGCTTGTCGAGGACGGACAGGTCTGCGAGGGCCACGCGGGCCTCCTTGCCGTGGAAGTTGAGGGGAGAGGCCCGCCCCGCCCGCTGACGCGGCTCGGCTTCACGGGCGGCGAGACGGCCCAAAGCCGCAGAAGATGCCGCTGCTGGCCTCTCCCCGTCTATGGGGTGTCTTCGGGATGCTTCGCGAGCCGCCGGCGCACCCTGATGTCCATGGCGGTGTTGCACAGCCAGATGGTCTGCACGGCCACGAAGACGACGAGCGCTTCCGGGCCGAGGGTGCCCCCGCCAGGGATGCGGACGCCGATGATGTCGAGCAGGGCGATCGCCGAGTAGACGGCGGCGGCGAGAACCCGGCAGGCGGCGGTGCGGACATACCCGTGCCCGGCGAGCTTCTCGGCCGCATAGGTGGCCTGCTGCCGCCGCAGGTGCACGAGGGCACCGGACTGGAGCACCAGCGACGTCCACGACACCAGCAGCATCAGCAGGAGGAGTGCCCTGCCCGTCAAGGCTGCGCGCCCCGCAATGCCCGCTGTAGCGCCGCGACCTCGGCCTCAAGCTCGGTGATCCGCTTGCGGGACGCATCGAGCTGGCCCTGGTAGTCGGCGCGGGCGGCTTCGAACTGCCGCTGGAAGTCGGCGCGCTGAAGGGCCAGTTCCCCGGTGACGCGCTTGATTTCCTCTTGCAGCGCGTCGTTGAGCTGTGCCCACGATGACACCGCGTCGCGTTTCTCGTCCCCGGCGGCGTTCCTGCGGGCGAGGACGAGGGGAACGATGTAGCCGGCGGCGACACCTCCGACGGCGACGACAATCGTGGTGAGCGCGACCGGGTCAAGCGCCATCGGGTCCTTCCCGTTCGGAGGCGCGGGACGGGACCAGTACCTCCCGGTAGTCGAGGAGGACCGCCGCCCTGGCCAGCACGTAGGCGTTGACCGCCCAGCTCACCCAGGTTTCCGGGGTGGTGGAATCGTTCGTGACCCACCGGACGATGAACGCAAGCGTCCATGCCAGGGTGATGATCCCGGCGGCGGTCAGGGCGGCGACCGACAGCCACCGCAGGCTGTAGGCGGTGACGGCGGCGAACAGGGCCGCCGACACCAGGGCGAAGCACGCCCCCCATGCGGTGGCGGGCATGAGCGCGAGGAGGTTGCTGTAGGCGGGAGTCCGGGACCACCGGGCGCCCTGGAGGAGGAGGGAGAGCGCGTAGATCCCGTACCCGGTGCCGATCGTGAGCATGTTCGCCCTTGAGGCGCCGATGGTGCGGGCGAACGGCCTGGAAAGCCTGGGCATCGGTGCCCTTTCCCGAGGCGGAGGAGCGGACTGGGCTGCTGCTGCCGGGCGTCCCGCTCAGGCCGACAGCCACGTGATCTCCAGCGCGGACTGCTGGGTCGCGCCGATGTCGGTGTTCACGTTCACCGAGGCGTTCACCAGTGCCCCGGTGGCCTGGACCGTGTCCTGCCCGCCGATGAGGTAGACCCAGAACGTGCCCTGGGCGCCGGCGTTGTTCCCGGCTCCGGGCAGCTGGGACCCGACGGGGCCGGGCGACCCGGGGGCAGTGATCCCGGGCCTGATCACGTTCCCTGATGCGACCGGCTGGGTGAACAGGGTGACGGTGACCTGGTACCAGGCGGACCAGCCGGGCGGGGGCCCCCACGCCCAGGCGCCGGGCTGCCAGCCTCCCAGGGGGTCCTCGTCGACCGTGTCGAATTGCAGGACGGTCGCGGCGCCGGACGACGGGAGGGCCTGGGCGGCGGCGGCCTGCCTGAACCGGGCGACGGGGCGGTTCTCGATCGCGGCGAACGGGTCGTGGAACCAGCTGCCCAGGTCTGACGCGGAAGGGCTGTAGCCGGCGGGGAAGAACGGGACCGACGGCAGCGGGAACGTCGACGGGGAGCCGGGGGCGGACGTCCAGGTGATGCGGATCCACCCGTCACCGCCGCGGGCGCCCTGCGGGGACGGGCCGCCGCCGAACGGGGTGCCGCCGCCCGCGCCGCCGCCGCCTCCGCCCGGGCTGCCGCCGTTGCTCCCCGACGCGCGGGGGGCGCCGCCATGGCCTCCGCCTCCGCCAGGGGGAACCGCCGCGCCGCCTGCGCCGCCCGCGCTTCCCGTCCCGTTTCCCCCGGCGTGGCCGGCACCGGACGGGGCGCCGGAGCTTCCCCCGCCGCCCCCGCCGCCGTTCGCGCCGCCGCCGTTCCCGCCGTTCCCGCCGTTGCGGTGGACGGTGTTCGCCGACCCGGAGCCGCCCGTGGTGCCGTACCCGCCATTGGCGGTGACCTGCCCGGCGTTCCAGGTGGTGTTCCCGCCGGAGCTGCCCGGGGCGCCGCCCTGCCCGATCGACCCGTAGACGACAGTGCCGGGGACTCCGGTGATCGCGGGCTCGGCGGCGTACTCGCCTGCCCCGCCGCCCGCCCCCGCCGACGTGCCGGACGGGCCGGCGCCTCCCGCCGCGGCCGCCCCGCATTCCACCTGGTAGACGAGCACGTTCGCGGGAACCGTCCACTTCACGGTGCCGGGCACCGTGAACGTGATCGAGGTCATGTCAGAACCCCCGCCCGCGTGAGCGGCTCAGAAACCGCGCCAGACCGCGAGGAGCCTGGAGTGCGCGATCGCGGTGGCCTGGACCGCCCGCGACCCGCCGGACCCCTGCGAGCCGTACACCTCCGCGTACTGGCCCGCGGCGGCACGGATGACGCGCCGGACGGTCGCGCACGCGAACTCGCCGGCACTGCCGGCGGACAGGGTCCGGTCGCCCCACCAGATCGCCCCGCCCGAGATGGCCAGCCCCGCCGAGGCGGTGAACGGGGACGACGTGTCAGCCAGGTACACCTGCCCGTACAGGTACCAGGTGCCGCTCAGCGGGAACGTGTAACGGGTCGGGCTGAAGACGCTCCACCCGGTGAAGTTGTCGGTGCACCGGTACCCGGATGTCGACGGGTCCGACCAGGTGATCGCGGTGCCGGCGGGCCACGCCTGGGACGGGAGCGACTGGGAGCCGCCCTGGGTCGTCAGCCGGGCTATGGGCCGGTAGGACAGGAACCGGATCTTGTCCCGCACCTGCTGGTTCATCCACGCGGCCGACACCGGTACCGACACCGGCGCCTGCGCCGGGTGCGGGTAAGCGCAGGCTCCGGTCACGACGGTCTGCCCGGCCGCGGAGGAGACGGTGACGCTCTCCTGCGCCGGGTTCCCGTAGTCGAGGGCGATCACCGTGCCGGCGGCGATCCCCGACGGGTCGGCGACGAGCACCGTCGTCGCCCCCGCGGTGACCGCGGCGAGGAGGACAGTGGCACCGGTGGTCCACGGGCCGGCCGGAACCGGGGCCGCGACCACGGTGCCCGATGATGCCGCGGCCCACTCGGCCTTCAGCCAGGCCGCCTGGATCGTCTTCGCGGTCCCGGAGGTCTGCGCGCAGTACAGGGCGATCGTGTCCCCCGTGGCGGGGTTGACCTGGATGAGGTCGGCGACGTTCGGGAGGGGGTCGTTGACGCCGTTGCCGGCACCGCGCCCGCCGTCGCAGTTCGCGGTGACGCCGCCCTGGACGGCCTGGATTCCCGCGATGGCCGTCCCCGACGAGATCGAGGCGAGGTTCGGGAATCCCTCGGCGAGGTACCAGCCGGCCAGGGGCGGGGCGATCGTCTTCGCGGGGATGGCGTGGGCCCCCCACGTGTCGGTGAGGTCGGTGTCCAGGGTCAGCGGCGTGTCGGCCCCGGACGGGACCGGCTGGCCGGTGACGGTCTGGCCGCCGATGTACAGCGGCGGGTTCGCGAGCAGCAGCAGGGCGTTGCCCGGGTCGGCCCGCAGCAGCGGCGTGAGCAGCTTGTCGCGAGGGGACCAGGTGCGGGGCGACGGCAGCACCGGGTAGGGCGGGAGCTGGGCGCCGCCGGACGGCGAGCCGCCCGTTCCCAGGGCCGCCGGTGCCGCGGCGGTGAACGACAGCATGACCATCGCCCACGGGGCGGACGTGATCGTCGCGGACACGCCGGCGCTGCCGGCGCGGGTCACCTGGCCGTAGGCGACCGCGGTGGCCTGCTGCCCGCCCGGGGCGAGGATGCCGAGGACGGGCAGCGCCGCGGGGAACGACGGGGTCCCGCCCGCGGCCGCGTTCTGGACGCAGGCGATGATGACCTCGTTGCCGCCCGCCGCGGTGCCGGCCGCCGCCGGGGACGCCGACGACCCGTTCGCCGCGACGGCGATGTCGGCCGCCGCGCACCCGGTGACCGCCACCGCGAGGATGTTCTTATTCTGGCTGTTGGCCGCGGCGAACGAGACCGTCAGGGAATCCCCGGCGGCCGGGTTCAGCCCGGTGACGGCGGTGGCGGTGAACGCCTGCAGGTACTCATTCGCGGTGGACGACGCGGCCAGGGCGTACGCGTTGCCCTGGGTGTCGGTGACCCCTGTTGCCGCGGTCGCCCCCGACGCCCCGGCGAACACGACGATGACGGCCCCCGGGGGGACCGGGGCCGTCGTCATCGGCACCGCGTACGTCGCCGACGAGGCGACGCTCGAGGTGAAGCCGGCGAACACGGGGGTGCCGATCAACGGCCGCCTCCCAATTCCTCTGTTTAGCAAGGAGGAGGCCGGTTTAGCGATAAAATGTTCAGATAAAAGACCCCGGCGACGGCTGGCACCGCCCCGGGGCACGGCCGATCTACCAGAGGATGATCGACATGGATGAAGCTACCGCTGAGCGGTGGCTCCCGGTGCAGGGGTACGAGGGCCTTTACGAGGTCTCAGACCTCGGCAGGGTCCGGAGCTTGCGCAAGCAGGTGATCCTGAAGCCCGGCACGAGCGGAACGGCCAAGAAGACCGGCTATCTCATGGTCATGCTGTGCGTGGGCGGCAAGTATAAGAAGCGATATGTCCACCATCTTGTGGCTGAATCATTCATAGGGCCGAGGCCCGACTCGCTGATCATCCGCCACCTTGATGGCAACCACCGGAACAATGCGGCTGCCAATCTGACCTATGGCACCTACAGCGAGAACCTTCACGACTCGGTCGCGCACGGCACCAACTACTGGTCGGGTCGCGAGGCGTGCGATAACGGTCACGGGTTCACGCCGGAGAACTCTTACTGGAACGGCAAGCAGCGCGTGTGCCGGACATGCCGGAGGGAGCGCGTTGCCGAATGGTATGCGCGAAATCCGGATGCCAAAGCTGCCGCGAACACGCGCCCGCGCAAGCGGTCGGCCAAAGCGGCATAAGAACCCGAGCACGTTCGGGGCGGCGGGAATCCCGCGTACCGGGTCGTCGAGGGCGAGGACCTGCCCCGGGTAGGGGACCAGCGCCACCTTCGTCTTCCACTGGCCGGGCGCCTCGGAGTGGGCGACGGACATGACCTGGAACAGGCCGCTGATCACCAGCTGGGTGCCCTGTAGCCTGCGGTTGACCTGCGCGACCTGCCCGGTTTCGAGGCCGAGCACGACCGGCCACAGTGCCGGGTTCGCGGCCGGGTCGAGGGTGAGGACGGAGATCCGGTTGACCGGGGTGCCGGTGGTCTGCATGATCCACTGGGCCTGGTCGGCGATCGCCGCCGGGTCGTTCAGGTAGCTGGTCTGCTGGAGGGTCTGGTCGCCGTAGGCGCCGATGGAGGCGGGAGAGGAAGCGGTGACGGTGACGCCGGACGCCTGCTGGTTCACGACCGTCACGGCCGTGCTCGCGGCATGCGAGTAGGCGGTCGCCGTGATCCCGATCGTGGTTCCGGACACGGTGGTGACGGTGACGAGTTCCCCGCTGGCGGTCCCCGAGGCGAGGAGCAGCACGCCGCCCGTGACGATTCCCGTGGCGGGCGAGACGGTGATGCTCGCCGCCGCGGCGGTGCAGGAGGCCGTGAGGGCGGCCTGGTACGCCTGCGGTGACCCGAGCTGGCTCAGGGTGACGTCGTTGTAGAGCTGCGACGGGTCGCAGTCGGTCTGGACGTCGCCGAGGTAGGCGTACTCGCCGGGGGGGTACAGGGCCGCGAACCCGGTGTACAAGAGCACCGCGGAGGGCGGGGTGCCGTCCATGGCGACCGATATGTTCGCGAGCCCTGCGCCGGCCGGGGCACGGCCGGCGACGGTCACCTCGAGCGGCACCCCGGCGGGGAGGACCCCGGCGGCGCCGACCGCGGTGGACAGGTAGGCCCCGCCCGCGGTGGCCCAGTCAATGTTCACGTGGACCGCGGCCCAGCCCTGCGGTGAGTACAGCCATGCCTGCGCCGAGTAGGCGGTGCCGGGGGTGACGGACACCCGTTCCGACGCCGCGTACGGGCTGGCGGTGACCCCGTCCGGGGTGATGAGCAGCGACCCCCCGGACAGCCCGTGCGACCAGGCGGTGCTGTAGGAGACCGCGGCGCCGCCGAAACCCGTCCACGGGGCGGACGTGACGGTGAACTGGCTGTTGGCATTCAGCGCGGCGGCCTGGAGTTCACCGAACGCCCACAGCACGGGCAGGTCGTAGCCGGCCCTGCGAGCCTGGAGGAACAGGTACCCGGCGGAGTCGGTCATCAGCCAGCTGCTGTCGGACTCGGCGACATTGACCGCGTTCTGGCTGACGGCCTGCCCGCCGGTGTCGACGGCCCCGGTGAGCAGGTTCGCCCCGGCCGGCATGATCCGCGGGAACGCGCAGTTCCCGTCCCCGAGCAGCCGGTCCATGCGGGGCCCGGACGTGTCCTGCCCGGTCATTCCCGCTACCGCGGAGTAGTAGTGGGAGATGACGCGGGACTGCGGCAGCAGGTAGCCGTAGACCGCGAGGTGGGCGGCGGTGATGTTGGCGAACCCGGCGGCGCCGAGCCGGTCGGCGTACCCGCAGAACGACACCCAGTACCCGCTGTTGGCGAGGTCGCATGACCCGGTGGCGGTGCGGACCGCGCCCCCGTTCACGTAGAGGGTCCATGCGGTCTGGGTGAAGCTGACGGCAATGTGGACGGGGACGCCGGCGAGCATCGTGGCAGCGGAAATCGTGGTGGAGGTGCGGACCTGGGTCAGCTTGTCCCACACGTCCAGGGTCAGCAGGCCCGCGGAGGTGACGCGGACCTGCAGCACCGGTCCCTGCGCGTTCCGCACCACCATCGGGACGAGGTTCAGCCCGGTCGGCTGGCTGGCGTTCAGGGCGAACCAGCCCTCGACGGTTATCCCGCCGGACAGGGCCGGCAGGGCCGTGTCCTGGTAGTACAGGCACCACCCCTGGGTGCCGGCGGCGGGCACGGACGCCTGCTGCCACCCGCTCGCGGACGGGTCGCCCGCCAGGTAGGGCACCGCGACGGCGAACGCCGCCGTGGCGCCGCCCGCCCCGTACTTGGACTGCACGGCCTGCAGCTGCTGGCTGTTGCCCTTCGCCAGGTTCGCCGCCGCCAGCGCCCCTTGCGGGTCGTTGCACGGCCAGTAAGCGTAGGGCTGGTCGGCGAGGATCTCCGCCTGCGCCAGGGTCCGCATCAGCGGGGTCAGCAGCGAGTACACGTCGGTGGCTACCGAGTTCGTGACCTGGTAGCGGGCCGGGGTGAGGGACTGCGGCCACCGCTCGATGTACCCGCGCCACACGCTGTAGGTGCGGGCGTTCTGCGCCGGCGGCGGGGGCCACGTGGCGAGCCGCCTCGCCGGCGTGTAGACCTTCAGGTTCGGGTAGTAGGGGGAAGCCGCGTTTCCCTCAGTCAGCGCACCGTCGTTGTTCGCGAGCGTCAGGTTCACGGTGCCGGCCTGGATCGAGTCCAGTTCGTACTGCTTGCCGCGCTGCGTGCTGCCGGACAGCTGGCGGGCGGTGAGGTCGGTCCACGCGACCTGGTCCCACGGGGTCTGGGCGCCGCTGCCGAACCCGGCGAGGGTCTGCATGTACGGCCAGTTCTGGTTCGGCGCCGCCGGGGCGGTGCCGGTGATCAGGACCCCGGCGATCACCTCGGCCAGGTCCTGCGCCACCGACACCGACCACGATGCGCCCGGGGCCAGCGAGGTGACCTGATAGGCGGACGAGAGGACGCAGTCCGAGGCGTGGTCGGTCCCGTTTGTCGCCGTGATGGTACTGAGGGCCGTCCAGGCCGCGCCGGGCCCGGTGACCGTGGCGGTGTCGTTATCGCCGGCCAGGGCCGTGAATACCAGGGCCTGCGCAGGCGGCACGGGAGGGGCCGCGGCGGGTCCTGCGGTCGCCGCGCCCGCGTACCCGGTCGACAGCGCGGCGAGGGTCGCCCACGGGCCGAGGCCTGGCACTTCCAGGACCTGCACGGCCATCGCCGTGACCGGGCCGTCCGGGGCGACGTAGACGTTCTGGGCGGGGAACGCGTTCCGGCAGTACCAGATGCTGGCCGCGGTGTTCCCGGCGAGCGGGGACGTGCCGTTCGGCTGCCCGAGGGGTTCCCACACGTTCGCGCCGGGCGACACGTTATGGGCGTCATCGCCGACCGCGACGGTGGTCAGCACCCCCGGCGGGGTCCGCCAGGCGCACAGGGCGAACAGCCAGTTCCCGCCGAGCCCCGTGTTCGCGACGGGGACGGGGAGGGACTGGGCGGCGGGAGGCGGGACCGCGTACCCGGACGGGAGCGCCGTCGTCGCGGACCACGCGCCGGTGACGGCGGCCGGCGCCCCGGCCTCGTCGTAGATGTTCTGGCCGGCCTCGTCGAGAAGCGGTGCCCCGCCCTCGTCGAGGATGTCCGCCATCGTCAGGCGACCACGTTGACGGACGACATCGTTGCAGGGACGTCATGCGTGCCCACGGTGGTGATGAACGCGGTGCAGCCATGGCAGTTGTTGCCCACGAACGAGTTGTAGTCGGGGGCCGCGCCGCCGTTCGCCTCCAGGATCGCCGTCGCCCAGCCCTTGACCCGGTTCCCGGTCACGGCGGTGCCGGTCACGGCGGTGCCGATCGCGAGCACCCAGATCCCGTTGCCGGCGGCGCCGGGGCCGGTCACCTTGTTGCCGCTGACCACGGTGTCGGGCGAGTCGATGACCGCGATCCCGTACGGGGTGGCCGCGGTGGCGGCGGACAGGTCGACGATGTTGTCGCTGACCTCGCAGTTCTTCACCGTGATGGGCGTCGAGCTGATGTTGTCGCCGATGACGATGCCGCGGACGGCGTTCCAGTTCCTGAACGTGTTGCCGGCGACGGTCAGGCCGTCGCCTGTCATGGCGTAGAGGCCGAATCCGCTGGTGTTGGCGAAGCCCTCGAAGACGTTGCCCTCGATGGCCACGCCCTTCCAGCCGGTTGCCCCGGTGTGGCCGCCGCCGGTCACGTTGGTGGCGTCCTGGAGCGTGATCCCGGAGGAGGAGTTGGCCAGGGCAACGTTCCGGCACACGTTCCCGGTGATCGATACGTCACCGGTGATGCTGGAGGAGTTCCATGTCTGGAAGCCGAGGAAGATGGCCTCGTTCTGGGTGTTCTTGATCGTGTTGCCGCTGATCGCGACCCCGGTGATCGAGGCCCCGCCCAGGTTCAGGCTGATGCCGTGCGCGCCGGCGGCCAGGATCACGTTGCCCTTGACGGCCACGTCGGCGCATCCAGAGGTGATGCCCTGGATGGCGATCGCGTCGTCGCCGCCGCTGGTGCCGGTGGTGAGGGTGCAGCCCGCGATGATCACGCCCGTGCAGTCGCTGACGTGGATGGCGTCCTGCTGGTTCCACGAGTGCAGCGACGCCTGGCCGGTGACGATCGTGCAGTCTTCCACCCGCACGCTGGTGCAGTTGTTCAGCCACTGCGCGTACCCGACTGAGTTGATGATCTCGACGTTGCGGATCGTCAGGCCGTCGACCCCGTAGAAGGACGCCGGCGAGCACAGGGCCTGGGTGGCGTAGCCGGGCAGCGGGAACCCCGCGGCCGACTCGTTCATGTCGAGCGTCAGGTCCGCTACCGTGATCCTGGACTGGCGCACCGACCCGTTGCCCGTGGTCATGAGCATGTTCATGCCGGCGTTCGAGCCGACCTGGGCCGCCGCGTACCCGCTGGCGGCCCGGACCGTGGTGATGCCGGGGCCGTTGCCGGCCAGGCCCGTGCTGCTGCTGAACGTCAGCGACTGGCTGATGAGGAACACGCCCGCGCCCAGCAGGCACTTGCCGGCCAGGGACAGCATGCCCTGGATGTTGGCCGTGTCGTCGGTGCCGGTCGGGCCCAGGCCCGCCAGCAGGGCTCTCGCGCTTATCTTCTCCGTCGTGCCGGTGCCGGCCATCGACGTGTCGGTCGGGTCGGTGACCGGAATCCACACGGCCGGCTTGGGGACGGCGATCGTGGCGTAGCCGGTGATCTTGCTCATGCGGGTACCCGCCCCCCGGTCTTGTCAGGCAGTGCGGGGCGGGGGAAGGGGCCGTCTGCTCAGATGCTCAGGCTCAGCCCGTTCTTGCCGTTGCGCCGGTTGTACTGGAGGATCAGGGCCTGGAGCTCGTCGTGGATCTCCCGTGCGAGCTCGGCCTTGGTGCCGACGAAACCGCCGGGCACGTTCACCGTGACGTTCCCGATCATGCCTCCGCCGCCGCCGTGGCCGCCCATGCCGAGCTCGCGGCGCATCGTCTTCACCATCGACACCGCGGCGCGGTCCATCATCGCGGTGATGTGGTGCTCCTGGGCTTGCAGGCCGGACAGGAATCCTTTCCCCGCGGCCTTCCCGGTGTCATAGACCGCGTTCGCCGCCGCCTGGCCGAGCCGGTTGCTCCCGGCGATGATCGCCGCCTGGGTGACGTCCATCTGGCGGATGACGGAGGCGGGGCCGTCGATCAGTGCCTGCGCGACCTGGAGCCCCTGGTCGGGCCCCATCTGGATGATCTGGTTGATGAGATCGCGGCGGAGCCCCAGCTTCCCCAGCTTCTTGACCGCGGCGCCGAACTGGCGGATCGACGCGAGGTTGGCCTGCATCCCGGCGAGGAGGGTCCCGCTGTACGTCATGCCGCCGGAGGTGGTGGCGGAGGCGACGCTGGAAAGTCCCGCCCACGACTCGGTGTTCGACGTGGTGGTCGCGGCGTAGGCGTCGGCTGCCTTGATCGTCGCGAGCAGCGTCTGCCTCTTGGCGGCGAGAGCCTGCAGGCGGGTGCTGTCGGCCTCGAGCCACTTCGTCATGGCGGACGCCTTCGAGGCGGTGATGTCCCCGGCCGCCCACGCCTGCCGCACGTAGGTGATGAGCTTGTTAACGGCGGCCTTCGCCTGGGACGCCGACGAGGCGTTCTCAAGGGAGGCCAGCATCCCGGCCTTCATCTTGAGGCCGATCTCCGTCATCGTCTTGACGAGCTTCTCGCGGCGGGAGTTCAGGTCCTCGGAGATTTTCAGCGTGAGCCGCTCGGCGTCGGCGGTGCTGATCTGCCCGCGGTCGAGTTCCGCCTTGATTGCCGCCATGAGCTTGCGGGCGGCGGCCTGCGCCTGCGGCATCGTCTCGGTGATGCCTGCCCCGATGCGGGCGGTGATGTCCGCGCCGAGCTTCGCGTAATCGATGCTGGCGGCGATCTTCGCCAGGGACAGGTTCCGGGCGGACAGGTCGCTGCTGATGCGGGCGAGGAGGCTGCTCTCCTCGCTGCCGGTGATCTGCCCGGCCCCGAACGCGGCGGTCACCTTCTGCGCGAGGGCCTGCGCTTCCGCGTACACCTGGGAGGCGGTCTCCCGCAGGCCCAGCGCCAGCCCGGTGGTGATGTTCCCGCCCAGGGCGTAGAACACCTTCGACGGGGAGCCGATGCCCGTCGCGAGCTTGAACGCGCTGGCGACCCCGTGGCCGATGTCGCCCACGACGTTCCCGGCGGCGCCGGCCATCGACTTGATGCCGCCGATCAGGCCCTTTATGAGGTTGACGCCCGCGTCCCACAGCAGGCGGCCGAACCCGGACGTGATCGTCGTGATGATCGAGATGGCACCGTGGAGGGCGTCGGAGGCGAGCTTTTTCAGGTCGGACCAGGCCTTGCCCCACTTGCCGGTCAGCAGGTCAAGGACGACGCTTATGACGTCGAGGATTACCCGGATCTGCACCCGTGTTACTGCGGCGATGGTGTCCCAGACGAGGCGCGCCGTGTCCCGGATCAGGCCCCAGGCGAGAGTCCAGGCGGCCTTCAGGATCGCGAGGCCCGGCCGGATCTCCCCGTCCCAGATCAGCCGCCAGGCTGTCGTGATCACGGCCGAGACGGCGTGCCAGGCCTCGGATGCGACCTGCCTGACCTCGGCGCCGTTCTGCTTCCACCAGTCGGAGAAGACCTTGATCTGCTGCTTGATGAACGCCAGCGGCCCCGAGACGAACCACTTGATGACCGCCCCCGCGGCCTCCATGGACAGCCGCCAGGCACCCGCGAAGAACTTCCCGACGTCGGCCACGATGTCGCGGACGATCTTGAAATGGCGGTACAGCTCGTACAGGCCGGCGGCCAGGGCGATGACGGCGGTGAGGATGAGGAAAACGGGGTCGATCTCGGTGGCCGCGGTGAACAGCCCCTCCATCGTGGCCGCGATCTTGAACCCGGCGGCCAGGGCGATGACGGCGGTGAGGATGAGGAAAACGGGGTCGATCTCGGTGGCCGCGGTGAACAGCCCCTCCATCGTGGCCGCGATCTTGAACCCGGCGGCGAGGGCGAGGAGCGCCCCGGCGAACGCGGCGAGCACCGGGTGCTGCTCCAGTGCCTGCGCGAACTTCGCCAGTGCCCCGACGATCTTCGTCGCGGCCGGGAGGAGGATGGTGCCGAAGGAGACGGCGAGGGCGTCGGCACCGCTTTTCAGGCTGGCCCACTGCTGCGCCATCGTGGCCTGGGTCTTGCCCCAGGCGGTCCCGAAGCCGTCCGCGCCCTTCGACAGGTCCGGGAACTTCGACTGGAGGCGGCTGTACTGGCTGATCAGCACGCCGATGCCCACGCCGGCCTTCTTGCCGAAGATCTCGGTGACGTACTGGCCCCAGTCGGCTACCGGCACCTTGCTGGCCCGCATGTGCGCGATGAACTCGCCGATCCCGGCGGACAGGCCGTGCTGCTTCATCGTCGTGGCGAGCGTCGTGTACTGCAGCCCGATCGAGGCCAGAAGCGGCACGGAGGTCTTGAGCGGGGCCTGGATCGCCTGCCACGTCATCCGCAGGTCGGTCGCGGCGACGGCACCCCGGATGTTGTTGTCGCCGAAGGTCGCCATGGCGGCGCCGACCTGGTAGATCGACTGCCCGTAGGTCTTCGCGACGGCCATCAGGCCGGTGCCCATCGCGTCGGCAAGGTCCTGCATCGTCATATCGCCGGCGCCGACGATCGCGTTCAGGACGCCCATCGCCTGGGAGTAGCTGGTGATCCCCGGCACCCCGGAGGCGATCGTGGCGTCCAGGGCGTTGGTGACGTCGGTCAGGTTCGCGTGGCCCACCGCGGCGCCCTCGGCGGCGATCTTCAGCAGGGACAGGGCCTTCGGGCCGGTGATGCCGACTGACGCGAAGCTGGACTCGATGTGGTAGAGCGCCTCGCCGAGGCTCGTCGGGCTGAACCCGACAGCCCCGGCGAGCTGGAGGACCCCGGACGTGAGTGCCTTGAACTGGCTGGGCGCGACGCCGGCCTGGGTGAGCAGCCGGGTCATCGTCGACTGGTACTCGGCCGCCTTGGCGATGCTGTACACCATGGCGATGCCGACCCCGAGCAGGGCCGTCTTCATGACGGACCCGAACCCGGCGGCACTCCCCTTCGCCGCGTCCATCTTCCCGGCCGTGACCTCGGACTTGTCCCCGGCCACCGCCACGGCATCCCCGGCTGCGGCGGCCGAGTCGGCCACGGTCTTCAGCGCTTTCGCCTCGACGGCAAGGGCGTCGGTGACGACCTTCGCCGAGTCGGCCAGCAGCTTCTCGCTCGCCGCGAGGTCGGCCAGCAGCTCCGCCTCGAACGTCGCCGCCCCGGCCGCGGCCTTCTCCGCGTCCGACATGGCCGCCTGGGCTTCGGCGTTCCGGTCCGCCGCCGCCGCGGCCTCATCCGCCGCGGCGGTGACCCCGGCGCCGGCCGACGACATCGCCGCGCTCATCCGGGCCGATGAGGCAACGGCGGCGTCAATGCCCGCGGCGAGCCGGTCCGTCGCGGCGATCATCTCGTCGATGCCCGCGAGATAGGCGGCTGCGCTGACGGCGAACTCTTGGATCGCGGGGGGCAGGCTCATGGTCGCCCCCAGCCGGGATAGCTAAAGGTCGATGACGGCCCGCCATGCGTCAGTGGCGGCACGGTGCGCTATCCCGCTCGTCTCCAGCCCCCGTACCGCTGTCGCGAGGAACGGCCGGCGGGGAATGACGACGCTCCGGCCGAAGAACCCCGCGTCAGGGTTGCCGAGCTGCGGGAAGTTCCGCGCCGTGATGGTCACCGGCCCGAACTCGTGCACCGCCGCGTAGATGATCTTCGACCCGACCAGGCACCTGAACGCCGCGGTGCCCGCCTGCATGACCGGGGTCCGGGCAACCGACCGCCGGAGCGTCCCGGTGATCAGCGACGGCGGCATCCCGGGCTTCGACGGGGTGCGGGTGCCCTCCGGGTGCGTCGACGACGTGAGCGTGACCTTTACCGCGGTCTCCGCCGCCCGCCCGAGCGCCTCGCACGCCGCACGGGGCGCTTCGGCGGCGGCTTTCGCCCGGATGACCCGGAGCCGGTCCGCTACTTCCCGTGCCGCGTTGCTCACGGTCACCCCCGGCGGTTCGACCTTTCGGCGATGCAGCGGCGCTTGACGGCGAGGAGGTCGAGGCAGAACCGGCGCACGTAGGCGGGGGTCTCCTCCAGGTCGCGCCAGGAGAACGCGATGTTCTCCCCGCCCATCAGCTCGAAGTCGGCGACCTCGTCGGGGACCGGGTCGTGCCCGGACCATGTCCCGTCGTAAATGCTTTCTGCCGGGGCTAGGACGTCTTCCCAGTACCATCCGCCGGGGCCTGCTGAGGGTTTGCCTTGCTCACCTCGGCCATGATCGCGAGGAGGATGTCCTGCGGGAGCTTCGCGACGAGCTCGGCGGTGGCGGGCATCGGCAGGAGGCCGCCGTCCTGCACGGTCGCGTCGTAGACGTGCCACCCGGCGATCAGCTTCGCGGCGAACGCGAAGCCCCGGTCGGCGTCATCCTCGGTGACGAGGTCGTCGGGGACTTCCCCGCCCGCCTCGGCGATCTGGCGTGCTGCCGCGAGCCTCTGCGCGTCCGCCGCGCCCTGCTTCCCTGCCAGTGCCTTCAGCTCCCCGGCCGGCATGAGGCGCGGGTTGCGGATCAGGACGTCGATGTGGTCGCCGTCCTCCGCGAGGTCAGGGAAGTCCAGGGTGATGAACGCGTTCCTATATCCGATGGGATGCTCCTTAGCAGGTAGTTACAGACAGCGGCGGGATTCGCTCGCTGATAGAATTTGGGTACGAAAAGTCCCGGCGACGGTGGCAACCGTCCCGGGCACGGCCGATCCTTATCCTTGGCAGGAGATCGACATGTCCCAGGCTACGCCTGAGCCCGAGAGCAAGCCAAAATGCAGCGTTCCCGACTGCGACGGGCGTCGCCATTGCCGGGGCTACTGCAAGATGCACTACACGCGCTGGCAGCGACACGGCGATCCGGATGTGGTCGTCAAGGCACTCGTTCGAGGCCGGACAGGCTGCCTGGTCGATGACTGCGACCGCGAGCATTCCTGCCTGGGCTACTGCAAGGGCCACTATTCGCGCGTTCATAAGACAGGGACCGCTGGCGGTGCCGAGATTCGGGAGAGGCGCAAGGAAACCGGCAGCGTGGACGGCCCCGAGGCGACATGCCAGGGATGCGGCGAGATCAAGCCGGCCAAGGACTTCTATGTGTACCGGGGGAGCAAGGCGCAGCCCGTCGCTCCCTACCGTCGGCAGCCCTGCAAGGAGTGCGTGAAGGCGGAACGGCAGAAATGGCGGCAGGAAAACCCGGAACTGCTCAGTGAGCGGCAGATCGGCTATCGGCTTCAGTTCAAATTCGGCATCACGCGCGAGCAGTATGAGGCTCTGCTGGCCGCGCAGGGCGGTGTGTGCGGGATCTGCGGCACGCCGCCGAGACCGGGCAAGAAGCGGCTGCACCTTGACCACGATCATCAGACCGGAGCGGTGCGGGGCGTCCTCTGCGGATGGTGCAACACCGCCGTCGGCCTGTTCGGCGAGGACGTGAGTCTCATGGCGCGCGCCGCCAGGTACCTGGAAAAGAGCGCAGCGTGAGGCGGTGCCCGAAGTGTGAAACGCTCAAGCCGCGCGCCGACTTCTATACCGGCGGTTACTGCAAGTCCTGCACTAAGGCCGACGTCGCCCGGTGGCAGCGAGAGAACCCCGAGCAGTTCCGCCGGACCCAGCGCAGGTCCGTCCTCAAGCGCAAGTACGGGCTCACGGAAGATGACGTGACCCGGATGCTTGCCGGCCAGCGGGACCGGTGCCTGATCTGCCGCGCGCAGATCACGGCCGAGAACCTGAACGTTGACCACGATCACGCGACCGGGAAGGTTCGCGGGCTTCTGTGTGCCAGGTGCAACCGGACGATCGGACTGCTGAAGGATGACCCGAAGGTGATCCGCTCGGCGATCCGGTACCTATCGCGACGACGAGAGGTACCGGAGGCCCTTTTCTGACCGGTAAGTTACCGATCAGTAGGCTGATGTCAAATAGTTGCTGAGGCTGACGGACACCACGCCGCTATCGGTGGCGTTCGCGATGCCCGACAGCGCCTGGTTCAGCTGCACGTACTGGCTCGCGAGGTCGACCTCGCCGGTCGTGTAGCCGGACTGGCTCATGGTGATCGCGAGGACGGAGCCGCCACTAGTGACGGGCTGGGTCAGTGTGTGTACCGTGGGGAGCTGGCTGTACTGCTTGAATAGATTTACATCGAGATCGTTTTCGAAAATACATTTGTAGGTGCCGTCGGCTTCCATGGCGCCGGGGAAGATCTCGCGGGGTCCCTGGGTGCCGTCGGAGGAGTCGATGACCTCCACGGCCCGCTTCAGCGTCAGGTCGAACGTGAGCCCGCGGGTGGAGGCCGCGCCGCCGTTGGTGACGGTCCACGCCCAGCCGACGATGGGCTGCACCGCGGACGCGGCGTAGGCGAACGTCGACTGGGCGGCCGAGGGGAACCCGGAGTACTTCGGCGTGAGGGTGATGAACCCCTTGGGGTCGACCTTGATGCCGAGGTCGGACATGACGCAGCCGGGCCAGCCGAGCTGGTCGGTGCCGTCGTCGACGGTGAAGCTGTAGGTCGGCCATACGGTGGAGAAGGTGCGGTTCTGCTTGAACACGTGCGTCGACTGGGACAGCAGCGCCCCGCCCGCCGCGGTGTGCGCGTACTTCGTGCCGGTCGCCGGGACGATGACGGTCGCCGCGGTCCCCACCGTGGTCACCTTCACCCACTCCAGGTTGGTGCCGCCGGCGTCGCTGATCTGGATGACGCTGTTCGTCGGCACCGTCACGGTCAGGGTCAGCGACGTCGCCCCCGCGGCGCAGTTCGACGCCAGGGTGGTGGACACGCCCGCCGCCACCGTGTCCGGGCCGATCATGGCCCGGAAGAAGTGGCCGATCAGGTCCGCGTACGCGTTCGACTCGATATCCCACGTGCAGTAGGCGGGCCCCTGGTTGAGGCCCTGGACCACGCTGTCGTTGGCCCGCACCGACTCATCGCGGAGCGGGGCGATGACGTCCAAAAACTTCGCGGTCGTGAACGGGACCGAGATCGCGGGGGCGGTGTACGTGTACTGGGTGCCCTCCTTGGCGAGGCCGAGCTTGGCCAGGCGTGACAGGTAGGTCATTCGCCGGTCTCCTTGTCCTGTCCGGCGGCCTTGCCGCGCTTGGCTGGGGGCTTGGCGTCGTCAGGGGCTTCCGTGGTCTCCGGGACGTCAAGCCGCGTGCAGCCGGGGATCACCCCGTGGACGTCCGGGTCGTAGCCGTCAAGCTCGAACTCGCCGGGGCCGATGAGGCCGAACTCGGCGGAGTTCAGGACGCTGCCGGTGTCGTTTCTGAACTTGGCCATGCAGGAACCTCCCGGTGGCGGGCTACGGTTAAGGGGTGAGCGAGCTGTCCGGGCGGGAGTTCGGCGAGGTACTGATGGCCTGGGTCGATGACCCGCCGAACGGGCCGCGACTCCGTATCGCCGCGGCAGCGGAGCGCGTGCTGATCACGGTTCCGCTGCTCGCGCTGATCGATGCGGGCGAGTCGCCATGGGCGGAGATCCGCGGGGCGGGATCACCTGGCGAAGGCGACCCGTACGGCTACCGGGGCGCGGCGCTCCACATTGAGGCGGGCAACCGCGCGGTCGTCTACCGGATCGGCGAGTACCTGCCTCAGCACCGCTGCTATGCCGCGGATCAGCCGGATCAGCCGTTGACCTCGTCGTCGTCCGCGTAGTAGACGACGCTCGCCCGCAGTTCCTTGTCTGCTGGGACGGTCTGCATCGGGTGCTCGAACGAGACGTGCACGCCCGGCGACCTCGGCACTTCCCCTGCCGACAGGAACGCCCCGCCGTGGGTCTTGTCGCCTACCGGGCCGCGTATCCGCTGCACGAGCAGGTCGACGGCGTTCTTCAGGTTCTGCTGCTCGGTTTCCAGCAGCGGCGAGGTGGTGACCCTGACCGGCCAGTGCAGGTCAAGGGTGATCTGGTAGTGCGGCATGATCCGCTGGCTTGAGGTCCGCTCGTCGTCGATCTCCAGTGACGACACGTAAAGCTGCGTCTGCTGGGTTCCGGGGGTGCGGGTCCAGAACGCCTGTATGACATCCCAGGGGCCGCCGGCGGAGGAGGGGAGGACGGGGAGGCCGTCGTTCACTGTCGTGTTCAGCCATGCGGCCTCGCGGGTCTCCACGGTGCTGATGCCGGTGTAGGTCGGCATTGGTCACCGCCCTTGCGTGGGATGCTGGCCGGATGAGCATTCCGAAACCCCGGGAGACGGTGACCGTTCTCCGTGATGACCTGGTGAGAGTGCTGGACTATGCCCGGCAATTCGATGTGGACTCCGACGACGCGATGGCGCGCGTGACCGAGGCCGTCTTGTCCGGCCCGGTACCGGTAGTGGCACCGGGTGCAGCCCAGGCGGGGCGCGGGAGCGAGCTGCCCGCGCACATGCCATGGCTATGGGAGGCCAGTTCCTGGCTCCGCCGCATCGCCGCGCAGAGGGAAGCCGAAGAACGCGGCCGCCGCGAATGGATCGAGGGCGTTAAGCAGCGCCTCGGGCTTGTCGTCGCGGGTGATCTGCCTGCCGTAGTGGTTCACCGCGACTGGCCGGAAGGGTGCCGGTGCGTGATCATGGGCGGCCTGCGGGTATCGCTCGGCGGCCCGTGCCCCGCACACTCGGAGCGCGTGACATGAACGAGCCTGGTGGAACGTCTACACCTGGGGCGGCACGATCATGTACTTCATTCCGAACAAGCCCCGCATCGATCGCCGCGAGTACCGCAGGCGCCAGCGGGCGAGAGTAAAGAGGAGAAAGCGGTGACGGTCCTGGTCCGCAGCCGCAGCCCGTTCAACGCGCCCGGCACGCCCATCCTCGTCGTGACACTGCGCCGGCGGGAGTGCGACTGGTGCGGCCACGCCGCGCGCATCACCGTGTTCTCGCCGTCGACCGCGCGCATGTGCGAGTGGCGAGGCAAGGGCGAAGGCCAGTGCTGCATCCGGTGCACGCGGGAACTTCGGTCATGAGCGGCATCTTCGGGACCTGGGTGGCACCGACCCGCCCCATCCCGTTCAGCACCCCGGAAGGACTGGCGGCGCAAGCACGGGAATCCCGCGAGGAGGCGGCGGCGAAGGTGCTCGCGGTCCTGCGCGACAGCGTGCCCGCCAGGCCGACGCTGGCCGGACAGCCCTGTGGTACGTGCGCGTTCCGGGTGCCCCCGCCCATCCCGCCGTTCCCGCTTCCTCCGTTTGAGTTCGCGGAGCCGACGGGAGAGAGGCGGCCGTACCGGGTGGAGTTCTACGGGATCAGCCGACCGCCGAGCTTCTACCTGTCCAGCATCATCTAGCGGTAAGCCAAGAGCGGGAGCACGCATGAAGCTGGAATGGAATCCGCTGGACATCAAGCCAGTGGGCGAACTGACGCTCTACGGCGACGCCCGCCCGCTGGAAGCTATCCGCAAGGGTGACCTGGTGCTGGTCCACTACACGCCGTACCGCGTGACGGGCATCACGGACGACGGCGACTCGATGACGTACAAACTAGAGTCGGCGTGGCTGGACGGCGACGAAAGGCCGGCTGAGCCTAGACCCGCTTCGGCCGCGCCGCCCGGTACTTCGCCGCCTTCTTCCGCTTAACAGCCCGCATCGCGTGCCCGTGCTGCCCCGCCGCCTTGAACGCCTTCGCCTTCGACCGCACCGGGAACGGGTTCCGCGTCCCGGTCCCCTTGTACGCCGCCGGTTTCGGTGCTTTCCAATGCCTCGCCGCACGCGGCCGGAAACCGCGCAGCGCCTTCGGGGCGTGCGCCCGGAACACCGCCCTGCTGCGCGCGTGGTGGGCCCGGAACACTGACCCGCCGTGCGACTTCACCCCGTGCTTGCTGCGGAACCGCACCTTCCGGTTCCGCCTCGCACGTCCCGGCTTCGCCCCGGTCAGCCTCCGCACGGCCACGGCTAGCTCCGCATGTAGTTGGCCAGGGCCATCAGGGCATCGGTGTGGAGCAGGTCCGGGTCATGGTCGGTGGCGGCCGGGTTCAGGTCCCGCACCGCCAGGTAGGCGGCCATGAACTTCCCCGCCCGCACCAGGTCGGCGGGGATCGCCACCGTGTACCCGCCCGAGTAGACAACCCGGATCAGGCTGCCGATCGGGATGAACTGGCCGAGCTGGAACCAGACATGCCCGGAGTCGTTCTCCGCCCCCTGCCACTGGGACGTCGACAGGTTCTGGTTCCCGCCGTAGGACCGCACCACCTGAATGCTGATGCTGCTGTACGACCACAACTCGGGGTACCGGACCGCGAACTCGTTCAGCCAGCAATGCCGCACCAGCGTGGTAACACCGAGGGCCTGCGCGTACGACCGGCCGAGGGTGCCCTGGATGTCCATCGGGATGTTCGCCGAGTCGGTGTACTCATCGGGGTCCATGCCCTCGGCGCGGTGCGTCTCCGGGACGCTCGTGAACGGGACCAGGCGGCGCCCCGTCTCCGACTCGCACTCGCGCGTCGCCTCCGACAGCAGGTCGGACAGGGCCTGGGCGCTATACCCCTTCACCAGGTCGCCATATGGGCCGGCCTGGAAAGTCGCGGCCGAGACGATGGGCACAGGACTGTCCGCCATGACCGGTCACCCCCGCCGTATCGCCAGGTCAGGGATAATGGCGCGCATGACGAGCCACTACGGCATCACGGACGCCCTGCGGGACCACGCGAACCGCGAGATCGAGCGGCAGCTAAGAACCTTCTTCCCTCCCGGGTTCTCGCTGCCGCCGCGCCCCCTCTCGGCGTCGGCGCAGGTCCCTGCCGTCTGCTACAGGGCCGCAGCGGGGTTCGCGGTCCACGTCAGGCCGGGGTGCCGGTGTCCTCGGCCTTAGCGGCACGGCCCTTGCGGGGGGACTTGCCCGCGTCGGGCTCCCCGCCTTCGGTGATCCCGGCAGACGGCCCCGGCTCGGTGATCTCCGTGACCGGCTCAGGCCCGTCAACCTTCTCGAGCCCTCCCTCGGGGATCGCCAGCAGCTCCCGGCCGAGCTGGTCCGGGACCTCGGTGACCGAACCGTCCTCCGGCCACTCGTAGTCGGCCCCCTCCCACCGGATGGCCGAGCCGCCTCTGTCCTTCTTGAGCCACATGCGCGGCTCTCCTTTCCGGGGGGCCCTCGCCGCGGCGGCAGGGTGTCCGCCGCGGCGAGGGGATGGCCGTGCGGCAGGGAAGCCGCGGGTTAGACGCTTGTGGTGACCCGGCTGAGCCTGCCGAGGTAACGCGGCGCCCGCACAGCCAGGCAGGTATCGGTAACGAGCGCATAAGGCAGTGAATCCGGAGAGTTAGTGGTCGGATACACATCGAGTGGCATGCATTCCCTCACGTAGGGCCGGATCACGAAATTGCGGTCCCTGGCCATGAGGTAGATGTTCTCCAGCCCGGCGGCGAGCGGGTACATGCCGGTGTTGGTGCCGAAGTACGTGGTCGCGAGGGTGCCGGGCACTGTGGTCGCGGACGAGCCGACGACGGGGATGAGCGCGGCGCCGCTGTCGACGATGCAGGTGGCGTACACGGGGGTAACGCCGTCCGCCGCGAGCCCGACAGTGCTGTCGACGTAGCCGAGGAACGTCTCGCTGCCCGCCGCCCCGCCCGAGGCGGTCCGGTACACCTTGTACAGGGTCGGCAGGGCGCCGTCCTGCCCCGACGGGACGGAGAACGACAGGGTGGCGTACCCGGAGGTGCCGCCCGTGGTGGCCGTGACCTCGGCGCAGGGCAGGATCTCGCCGGAGCGGGCGATGACCGGGGCTACCACGTACTTGTAGGCGGCGTTGGCGAGGGAGCCGGTGAGCGAGGACAGGCCGCCGGGCAGGGACCCGGACGCGCCTGCCGCGGTGACGGTGCTCATGCCGTAGGACTGCGGCGCCAGGAACGACGTGGTCATCATCGGGATGTTGCGGTAGGAGTCGACGAGGAGGCCGGGGGCGACCTGGACCTGGCTGAACCGCTGCTGGCCCTGGAGGAGCTGGGCGACCTTGCTGATGACCGTGGACGAGCAGACGAACATCCAGCTGCTGCCCAGGAGCGGCATGGACGCGTTGATCTGCACCATGTTCATGAGCTCGTCGAGGTGGGCGGTGGTGAGCGTGTTGCCGCCCTTGTCCTGCGCGTTCTGGTAAGCGCCGGAGTATGTCGCGACCTGCGTGTCAAGGCCGTCGAACTGCGGGCGTGCCCCGTTGATCGTGGAGGCGGAGTTGCCCCAGTCGATCGCGGTCTCGGTGTCCCACAGGAGGCCCTGGATGGAGCCCTCGATTTCAGTCTGCCGCAGGTCGCCGATGACCATGCGGGTGACGGCCTGGCTGTACCCGGTGACCGCGCCGACGATCTGGAGGTGCTTCATCTGGAAGCTGGACTGGTTGTACACCGAGTTGCTGACGGGGGCGGCGCCGCCGTCGGACACGAACCCGCCGGTGGCGACCGCGGAACGGTTGTTCCAGTAGTAGACGTCGGTGTCCCATTTGGTGGACGGGATGGCCCGCACCAGGGGCGCGATGCGCCGCATGTACTCCAGGAGGAGCGGGTCGATGATCTTCGGGAGAAGCGGGCCTACACCGCTGACGGTGAGTGCCTCGCGGAGCTCGCTGGGCATGGCTGTATCCCTTCCGGGGGTGTGGTTGCAGGGACCGTCGCCGCCACGGAAGGCACCAGCCCGGAAGGGCTGGCGGTCAGGAGAGTTCAGGGGCGCGGCCCGGTTAAGGGCCGCGCCGGTGCTAAGAGCTGGCGCGGGAGCCGAGGACGTGGCGCTCGAGCTGCACGCCGACAGCGCGCCGCTGGTCGTCCGTCCATTCCTCGGTCGGGATCATCGCCCCGTTCTTCATGGGGAAGTCGGCGGGGATCTCACCGGAGGAGGCACCCGACCCGGCGTGCTCGGCGACCAGGCCCTTGCGGGCGGGGCCGCCGCCGGACGCGGTGATCTCCTGGCGCTCGCGGACGAGGCGCTCCTCGACGAGGCGGTTAATCCGGGCCTCGTCGGTCTCGGTGACGGCCGCCGCGGCACGCTCGGCGGCGAGCCGCTCGGAGACGATGCGGCCGACCCGCTCGTCCTCGGTCTCCGTCACCGCCGCGGCGGCCGCGGGGGCAGCGGCGGACTCGGCAGGGGCGGTGCCGCTTGCCGCGAGCGCCCTCTTCGCCGCCTTCTTCGCGGCCTTGCGGATCGCCTCGGCCATGATGTCCTGCGGGATGACAGCGGTGGCGGCAGCCGGGGCCGGCGCGACCGTCTCTGTGGTGGGCTCGCTCATCGCGGGCTCCTCCGTTCCTTCTCGGTCGGCAGCGGGGTCCGGTGCCGGGTCTTCGGTGGGTGCCGTCTCGGTGACGGCGGGGTCGGCCTGCTCGGTCTCGGCGGCAGGCTCTTCCGGGCCGGGAGCGGACTCGCCTGGATCTTCGCCGTCCACGTCGACGTCGCCGTCCATGTCCGGGTCAAGCGCCGACAGGGCCATCCCCGCGCCCTTGCACGCCTGCGCGAGGATCACCTGAAGGTCGGCGGGGTCCAGGCCGTACGAGCAGACGGTGACGGTCGTGGGGCCGTTGGTGGCGGACAGCGAGTAGCTGCCGCAGCAGTCCGGGTCTCCGCCGTAGAACTCGACGAGCGCCTCGGTCAGCAGGACCGCCGGGTCGATCGTCCAGCCCTCGGCCGCGACGGTGACGCCGAACTTGCCGAGCGCCGCCTTGATGCGGCCCTTGACCCGCTTGAGCTGCGCCGGGGTGTACAGCTTGGCGTTGCCGGGCTGCGACGAGTAGGCATAGGCGGCTTTCGCCTTCGCCTTGGTCGATATGTCGTAGCGCTGCTTCTTGTCCTTCTGGTAGCCGGGGTCCGCGTAGACGCGCCCGCCGTCGTCGGACAGGCCCGGTCCGCGCTTGGATACGGCGGGCGTGGCCGCCTCGGTGACGGACTCGCCGAAGACGGCCCGCAGGGCCTCCCGCACGCCTTCGGGCGCGGACTCGCCGATCGCGGGTGATGTCTCCTCGGTGATCACGGTCACCCGTGCCTCCTGAACGCTTTCGGTGATGAGCACCCGGTCGTCGGTCTCGCTGGCGCCGTCCTTCGCCCACGAGAACGCGTCGATGCGGGCACCCGGTACGCCGGGCTTGTGAGTGAAGTCCAGGCCGTCGATGAGGAGCCCCTGGCCCTGCTCGGCGAAGTCCCCGTCAGGGGCGCGGACCTTCTGTACCCGCCCCGTCCACCGGCCCCGGATCGAGACGCCCTCGAGGAATGCGGGCTTCCCGTCGCTGGTGTCGGCGAGGGCGGCGATCTGCCGGCCCGTCTCCGTGTCGGGGATATCGGCTTCCCACCGGATCCGCCCGTCATCGGTGAGGCTCACCTTCCGGAGGGCGGCCGCTATGCGGAGGCTGTCATCGCCGGCCTCATGGTGGCTGAGCATCACCATCGGCTGGTCGCCGCGGGCGAGGCGCTTCCGTGCCTCGGCGACAGCGCCGGCGATGTGCTCGGCGGTGTACCAGCGGCGGTTGCGGGAAACTCCGGGCTCAAGGGCCACGCCGCCTAGCGTCGCGATTGCCTTAGCCATGCGTCCCTCTTCCTGCCGCGAGAGAGACGGCTTTCATGCGGCTTGCAGCGGTGGCGGGACGGGGCAGCAGGACAGGAGAGCGGTCAGGAGTAGCCGATGGTGATCGCGCCGGTGCCGGCGCCCGCGACGGTGATGCCGACCAGGGCGGGCAGGTCGACCGCGTAGACGGTACCGATCGGCGCGGCGATGGGGACGATGAACAGCGGCGTCCCTGCCGCGGTCAGGCCGTCATAAATCGTGGTGAGGGCGGTGGCGGTGGCTGTGGTCACGACGATCCGGCACAGGCGGCCGGGGCTGGCCTTCACCGTCTGCGTGGTGCCGATGGTGACAGGCGCGGTGAACGCGGCGATGGACGGGAACCCGGCGTCGTCGTAGACGACGCCGATTGTCTGCTTAGCCATGGCGAAGCGCCCCTTTCAGGGGTTGAGCGGTTACGGGAGGGACGGCCTCGACGGGCCGGGAGGCGCTACTTGCCGGTGAACCGGACCGTCAGGGTGTTGCCCTCTGCCGCAGCCGTGACGGCCACCTTGATGGCGTTCACAGGCAGGAATGAAGTAAATCCCGCAGCCCAGATGCCCACTTGGCCGACCGGGAGGGACTCGCCGTCTCCGTAGCTGAGGTTCTCGATGACGAACCAGTGGCCGCCCTGATCCACAGAGCCGTACACGAAGCCGGCCGCTGTCGCGTCGGTCCCGCTGACCCACTCGTAATCGAAGGTCGCGGCAGTCCAGACGTCATCAAGGACGGTCTCGAAGCTGGAGCCTGAGCCGAGAGCGCCAGTCGTGAAGAAGCTCATGGGTCTATCGACTGCCTTTCTGTGATTCGCCAGGGCAGCGGGTACGGGTCACCTGGCGTAGAGCGCGATCTCGACGCCGGTCATGGTGCCGGTAAGGGCCCAGGACACGCGGCCCCATTCCGGCAGCACCAGGAAGGAGGCCGTCGCGCCGCCGTGCCGGCCGGCGTAGGCGACCGCCTGCCCGGGGGACGAGGCGAGCGTGACCTTGAGGAGCTGCGCGAACAGGTTTCCCTGGGAGTCCCAGCCGTCGAGCTGGACTGTCGCGGTGGTCCCGGAGCCTGCGGTGGCGTTGACGGACAGCCACACGTCGTCGGCCCAGCGGAGATCGACGGCGGCGCGGGGCACGCCCGGTGCCGGGGTCGGGGTGTAGGCGCCGGAGTTGCCGGACGTGGTGATGGAGGTGGCGGGGCCGTTGCTGGTCAGGGACCAGATGAGCCGTACGGAGTCGTCGAACGCCATGCCGGCCTCCTAATCGGTGGGGATGAGGAAGGCGGCGAAGGCGGAGATCGGGAGAGGCTCGGCCGGGGAGCTGCAGCACCTGCAGCGCGGATGATCTGGCAGTGACGGAAAGTCAGATGGGTAATACGGGCCGTTATCCTCGTTGTCCTGGCAGCTCGGGCAGACCCTGCCGTCCGACGCTGTCATCCAGTTCAGCAGGATGCCCTCGGCAGCGCCCAGGGAGAGCGCCCCGTTGCCCCAGAAGCCGCTCATGGCCGTGTCGGCGGCGAGGGCCGCGGCGCCGTCCTCGGCCGCGATCTCGTCTTCGAGGGCTTTCTCGATCGCCGGGTCACCGGCCCCGGAGGCCTCCATGGCGGCGAGGACCCGGCCCGCGCCGGCGGCGACCGCGGCCATGATCTGCTGCGTGACCGGGCCGGCCGCGCCCTGGGTCTCCGCGTCCGTCACTGCGGCGCGCATGGCGTCGTACGCCTTGCCCCAGTCGAACCCGAGCACCGCGGCCTGGTCGGCGGCCACGGCGAGCATCGCCGTCCGCCCCTCGGCGATCGCCGCGGCCATCGCCGCGGCGATGGCCGAGGCGAGGTCCGCGTAACCCGGGTCGTCGAGGATCTGCCGGAGCCACAGCAGGAGCGCGGCGGCGGCTGCTTCCTTCTGCTGCTTCGTCGGCCCGTCCGACTCGCCCATGGCCAGGCGGTGGCGGTAGTCGGTGATCAGGTCGCGGACGCCGAGGCGCTTGGCGAGCTTCCGCCAGGCGGCGGTGATCGCGGCGGCGTGGCGGGCGGTCAGTTCCTCGCGGCGCCTGAAGACTTCCGCCCACGTGCCGGTCAGTTTCCCGAGGTGCAGCGACACCTCGAGGATGCCGGGGTCGTCGCGGTTTTCGGTCGCGTGCGCGACCGCTGCCGTGCACCCGGCCTTCACCGTCTCGGTCATGGGGCCGCCGGAGAGCGCCCATCCTGCCGCGTATGCTTCCCTGGCCTGCCCGGCGAGCGGGTCAGTGAACGGGTAGTCGGTGCGCTTCTTGGCGTGGACCGCCGATACCGCGCCGAACTTGACGGGGAACGCGGCCAGGCGGCCGACGGGGTCGGCGTCGTCCTGCCCGCAGTACCTAATCGAGAGGTGCGCGGTGAACCCGTGCTCGGACGGTATCGCGATGCCCGCCGCGTCTAGTGCCTTGCGGGCGTCGGATCGCAGCGTCTCCAGTTCGGGCGCGTCGACAAGGGCGACGATGACGTCCTGCTCGCCGCCGGTGAACCGGGCATGACCGCTGATTGTCGCGGTGAACGGCGGGCGGGCGGCGAGGGCCTTGGCTACGGCCTTCAGCGCCTTGGGGTCGACGTCCGCCGCATCGCCCGTGTAGGCGATCGTGACGTGCATCGACTTGGCGCTGAGCCCGTCAGGGACGGCCAGCTTCTCGGCTGTCTCCGGCGGCGGGTAGAGGGCGATCATGCAGGAGCCGGTGTAGTCGGGCTGGTCGGCCACGGGGCAGCCTCCCCGCAGCGGGCTACGTCAGAGGGAAGTAGCGCCCGGCGTTGCCGGTGTCCGGCAACGGGTCGGCAGGCAGTCGCCGGAACGCGGCGGGTACCGCAAGCGGCCCGTTCTCGTACTGCCGTCCGCGCCGCCCGCCGCGCGCTACCGTGAACATCGGCTCGTCGAAGGGGTTAGCCGCCATCTCTTCCTCGGTCTCCGGCAGCTTCAGCACGTGGACGTACGGGGGTCCGGGTGACGGGTCCGGGCCGAGCATCGAGCGCAGCAGCCTGCCCATTGCGGCGTCGCTCACCGGTTCCGCCTATGCCGGAGGCTCAGGAAGACGGTCACGGCGACCGCACCGCCCAGGTCGGCCGGCAGCGGGACTGAGTACCCGAGCCCGAGACGGGCCATCAGTACCCGGCCGAGCAGCGCGCCGGTGACGGACGCGGCGAACTCGGCGGCAAGCCGGAAGGCGGGGCCGGCGGTCAGCGCGGCGGCATCTTCAGGTCGGCGGCACCAGGGAAGAACACCGGTGCGGGCGGCACGCGGGCCATCAGCCTCACCATCTCGGCGTCCCGCTCCATCCGCTGCTCGGCGTCGGCAGCTGACGGTGCCCCGTACAGCAGGCAGCGCATCACCCGCATAGCGACCTCTCGGGGCACGTCCTCGTCGTCGAGGATGACCTCAAGGCGGGCGAGCATGTCCCGCAGGACCGCCCACTGGTACGCGTAGTGCGCGTCCCGGTGGCCGTCGCGGGGCTGGCCCGTGCGGGCAAGGTAGGAGTCGACGAGATGACCGGAGAAGCTCACTGGACCATAATCCCCGTACCGGGGGGACGGCGCATGCCGCGCCGCATTTCGCCTGCAAGCACCTTGCGGATCTCGTCGGCGATCACGCCCGGGTCAGCCGCAGTCGCGTTCACCGTGATGTTCACCGTTGTCGCCGCGAATTCCTCGCCGGGGATGAACACCACCTTGATGCCGGTCTCCCGCTCGACGGCGTGACCGTGGTCGCGGGCGCGCTTCAGGGCGGCGCTGTTGAAACTGAGCGGCAGCCGCACGGCGAGTACGTCGCCCGGCTTCAGGGCGATCGACGACTCCCGGACAGCGGCGAGAAGGGTCTCGTCTAGCTCAGTCATCAACCGTCGCTTTCGTCAGCCCGAACCCGATGACCTGCCTGAACGCCTCGG